GGTATGAAACTATTGAAGAGAAACTTATTTGGATTAGGAGATGTTGATAATGAAATAATCTCAGAATTAAGTAAAAGATTGAACAGGGATATTGATACATATAGTCCAGAGAGTAGTATATTTTTTACTTTCCCATATATGAGTCTGGATCATTTAAAGTTTAGGAATAACTTTAGTTGTTGTACAGATAATAAGGACTATTTGAGTGTGGTTGAGATTAAGAATGATCCATTGAATTATAAGTCAAAAGAATTGAGTTATGATATCTCTGATTATAGATTCAAAGTAGTATTTATCAATAGATCAAGATTAACCAGTAGTGACACAGAATTAATCAATAAGATTAATGAGCATAGAATGCTAGGATAATATATGGAGATATTATATGAAAATAGAAAAGGTATATACAGACAATCCACTATTGGATGAAATTATATACAACAGTAAACAGTTAGCTACAGGTACAGTATTAAAAGATCAGGATAGAGCAGATGCTGGAGAATCGGTAGAATCATTGAATGCTGGAGATGTTTATGTTACAATTAAACAAGGATTTGGAAAGTTTAGTGATTTCTATTATGACAGAGTATTCTTAGAAAACAATGTTCCAAATCTATCTACAGATGATGTAATGAGATATGCTGCTGATAATGAATTGATTCCAGAATCTCTTAGACCAACGATAGTTTCTATAGCATCTAAACAGTTTCTTGAATCCTATGTGGAAAAGAATAATTACTACAGAATGCTAAATGGTGAACCTCCATTTGATACTCTGGCAGTATTTGAAGGATTGTATATTGATTGTAATACTATCAATAAACCATTGAGTATGGTAAAGATTTCTAAATATTTCAGAGATACTCCTGGTAGTGATTATAAACTGATTCATAAATTGGATATTGGTACAATAGAAGTATTATATGAGAGAGATATTATTGATTCTATTCTTAGTAATACTGATAGACTAAAGTCTATTGATCTCACTTTTGATGATGTTGAATATCTTAGACATATTGGAAATAGATCTATAGATTATTATACATCAAGATCAGCAGATAAGTTTGGTCTTATCTATTGTCCCGATTGTGAATCTGTTGAAGTAAAAGCAAGATATAAAGATAAGCTTGAAGCTAATAGAAGATATATGCTGCACACTATATACTCTGATGCATATAAAATTAATTCAGAGAATTATGATCACTTCATGATGGTATTCTTAGTAATACAAACAATCATTGATTTGATTATAGAATTACCAGATTATATCATTAAGAGAGATATCTTCGATGCAAGAACGTGTAGATATATCTTTGAATCAAATGGAGTTAAATATTTCAGAGATATTCCATTAGTATATCAGATTGCATTGGTAAAGAACTTAAATAAATTAATAAAGTTCAAATCTTCTGATAAATGTATTGTTGATATTGTATCTATCTTTGGTATAGATAGTATTAAGATCTTTAAGTATTATATTCTTAAGGATAGAAATATCAATAATGATAATGAATTGGAATACTATGATTATAAGGATAATAATAAGGACTATACTCTTAAATTTATCAAAGTTCCAATCATGGAAAACTATGATGATTATATAAGAACAACAAACAATATTCTTACTTATGATTCTATAATTGATTCTGATAGATATTGGACTGGTGATAAAGAATATGATAATATCAAGAGCAATATCAGAAATATGGATTTCACTGTATTGAGATCTAAGTATTATTCTGTAGAAGCTTTGATAGATCTTACCAAGCGTAACTTCACTTTAGTATATTTCACTAATATGCTATTGTATAATAAGATTGATAAATCTAAACTACTTGTAAACTTACCAAATATTTCTACAAGTAAGAAGTTTGAATTGGTTGACGTTATTATTTTTTTATATTCTTTATCATATCTATACTATGGTGCAGAAGATTCTATTATGGATTCAAGAAAGAAGATTGCAGAGATCTTAGGATTCAATACAGAAGCTGATCTTCAAGCTATAGCAAACTATATTGCCGAGAATTATAATGGAATGACATTAGAAGATCTTGGTGTAGAAGGATATAAGATACCACCTAATGGTGAAATCTTATCTTTCAAACAGCTTGAGAATTTATACTTTGAAAATACTAAAGTATACAACCATGTGAAGAATATGCTTATCAATCCACCTAAGAATGATAAGAGAATATATGATGCTTATAAGTATATCTATAAATCTCTATTCATTATGGATTGTAATATGGAATACTATAAACTCAGCAATGGTAATATGGCTAGTACATATAAACAATTCTTACAAGAGAAAGATCCATTACTATTTGAAACTTTGAATAGTATGACAAATATCTCTAATATACAATCAAGACAAGAGTTGATAGTAAACACAATTCAATCTGTTACTCAATATCTTAAAGACTATGTAGATAGAGACATAGTTAAACTTGATGATGTATTTGCTGGATTACCATCTATATCTTTAGACTTCATAAAGAAGTATGTTGAACAAGTAATAGACTTCTTTAAGTCTTTTAAGATCTTCACTCATGACTCTTCTATTTTATATACATTCTCTGATAGATTTGAAAACTATGTACAGTTGGTAGAGTTAATTCTATTATGGTACACATTTGATAAATCTCAGTATGTTCATATAGAAGATTGGATTGCTGATATGAAGGTTGTTATTGGTAAAAAAGATAGTTATGAGATGCTTGATAAAGTATGGTTATCTTTCGATACTTGGTTAGAAGCAACTTTTGAAGAATTCTATTCTAAAGAAGATTATTCATTTTCACCATATTATTATGATAATGATACCAATTCTGGATCTTATGATCATAAATTAGGTAATCATATCTATAGAGATGAAGCAGAATATTATGCTCACTTCTATGCAGATGATAATCATTTTGAAAAGATGTTTAGAGATGATCATCTAAAGATTATGCTTATTGATATGATTAAAGAAGATAGAGTAAATATGTCTGATTTATTGAAGTTAGCATATACTTTAGAATTTGATGATTATTTGAAAGATTCTTTGGTTGAAATAATAACTGATGTATTGGTTACTATTGAACCTTCTGAAAGAATTGGAATTAAGGATGATATCCTTAAAGTAGATACAATGATAAGAGAACAACGTTATCGTCCACATGAAGCTATTGGAAAATCTACGACACTTCTTAATAGTAAGGACAATTGTGATATGAATGATATGTGCTACTTTAGATATACCAGTAAATAGTAGCGTTTCGAACATTCATATAAATGGAAATTAAACAAATGGAGGACTAAATGAACAATAAAAAGCTTACGCTATTTGACTTAGACAAGACAAAAGAACGTGCAGATATTATTTCCGGAAACTCTGGAGCTAAAGATTGGAATACTGAAATTATCTTCAAGGATCTTGATGGTAATGTACTTCTTAAGACAAAGAATAAGGTATTGATTGCCGGATCTCAGCTGGTTGCACAGAAGGTATTTAATCTTGAAGAGTTAGTTGCTCTTCCTACATATAATACTGACTTACAGTTGGATAATTCTGATAACAGTAACCCACAGAACCCAACTAAGGTGGTTCTATTCTGTTGCGGAACCAAGGGATGTGGTTTGGAGAACTCCCAAGTGTATCCAGTAAAGTATACTGGTAGAATCGCTCCTACAGCCGATATTATTCCTTTTAGATATCAGCTTCCTCAGAATGATTTATCTGATGAATTAAGAGGAAAGTATTTCGGAAGAAAGACATCTCCAACCAGAGTGTCTTATTACTTTAAGGGATTTGAGACTGAGCCTACCATGAAGGCTAGATTCGTTGATGGTACTGTTATTGATGCAAACCTGTATAATGTAAATAATAACCAGGATGCTGAGTTATTTGTTGAGATGTCTTTGAGAATTACTAAGGAAGACTTTAGAGATTACTTCAAGGATACAACAGGTATCAATGATGCTAAGATTAACTCTATCTCTCTTTGTACTGCATGGTATAATGAGAATGGTGGATTCAAGTATTATCAGGATATCAGACCGTTTACTCAGTTGAATATTCCTAACGAGCCGTTGATCGACTTGACAAAGGGTATTGATATTACTTATCACATCTACTTCTAAAAGGATAAATTATTATGGCTAATAGAGTATCAAAAACTATAACAGATCAAGAGTTGATCTCAGAGTTATTGTCTCTTCAGTCTAGTGATATTACTGCTTCATACATATACAACCTATTTGGTGAATTCAATGGGGTTGCTCGTTGCAACCCCTATGATATTCTCGAAGTTCCTCCAAATACATATGGTAGAGGAAATAAAAAGAATAAGAATAGATTCATAACAACTGTAGGAATCTTTATAATGAATAAATGGTTATTTGAATCATCTGGATTGTTTGATATATTTCATTATATTAATGAGAACTTTACTTCTGATACTCTTGATAAGATTAATCAAGAATTATCTTTTGCATTAATGGAAGATAGAATTGATGTAGAAGATATGAAAGAATATCTTATGAAGACTCAGTTGGTAATGCAGTTCTCTACAGTTGTTGCATCTAATTATACAGATGCTGTAATGACTCTACCAAAGATTATTGAAGCAAAAAAGAATAAACTGATTAAAGAGAATAAAGAAGCTTTAGAGAATGGAGATACTCTTGTTGCTGAAAAGATTGAGAAAGAATTAATCAATTATGCTGTAGAGACTTTAGGTGATGATCCATACTTGGATACATTCTTATCTGGAGCTAGAGGTAGCATTGGTAACAACTTCAAGAATATGTTTATTTGGAAAGGTGCTACACGAAATCCAGATCCTAATGGTAAGAATCCTTTTAAGATTGCTACATCAAACTATATGACTGGTATTAAACCAGAAGAGTATTCTTTGTATTGTAACTCTGGTATCGAAGGTTCTTACTCTAGAGGTAAGAAGACTGAGGATGGTGGTAACCTTGAGAACTTAGCTACAAGAGCATATCAAGATATTATTCTAGATAAACCTGGAACAGATTGTAAGACCACTAGACATATAACTGTAACTCTTACAGAGAAGAACTTTACTAGATTTATTTATAATAATATTATAACTAGTTCTGGTAAACTAGTTGAGCTTACATCTCAGAATGCTAAAGATTACTTTGGTAAACCAGTAAAGATGAGAATGGCATATTTGTGTAAGAATGAACACCCATGTAATGCATGTGCTGGAAACTTCTATTACAAATTAGGAACAACAAATGTTGGTCTTACTTTGATGCAAGTATTCTCTATCTTTAAAAATAAATCTATGAAAGCTTTCCATGATACAACTATAAAGCTTACAGAGATAGATACTATGAAAGCATTCGGACTAAAATAAAAAATAAAATTAAGGGTATGGACTTCCATGTCCATACCCTATTCTTTTATTTTTCAACTCTAATTTCAAATGCTTCAGCAACACTTGGTAAAGTATTATAAAGATAATTTTGAAGCATTTCATTAATATCATCACTAATGATATTAAGAATAAAGCTTCTAATATTATCTAAAAACTTTACCAGTTCTTCATCATCCAGAATTGGTTCCTGGTTTCCTTCAAGCACCTTCACATTGCCAAGATGTTTGATGTTAAATTCACAAGTTGCACTAGGAATGCTGTTAATGGCTTTAGTGATTTTAACATCAATACCATTAGCATATACATCCTTATAGATGTAAATTCATAATAGATGTGCAGGCTTCTTACTACCAAAATATCCAAGACCTTCAATGTTAAACATAATTAATTCCTCCTTAAATATGAAATATTGGTTGTATTTTCACATATATCATACTTAAGTAAGAAATAAGACTTTTTAAAGTATATAAAGAAAAAATAAAGGGTATAGTCATAATAGACTATACCCAAATAAAACATTTAAACTTCTTCACCAGGTTTAAGACTTTTTGTACACTGTTTATTATTAATATAAGCTGGTACTCTTCTGCTTTGTGTAATATGTGAGCACATTGATTTTTCAAAAATCCGTCTCTTCATAGTATTAAATTCAACTACGTCTTTACATGATATAGCATCTACAGCATCACTTATCATCCGTAGAAATTTTACAGCATCCAATCCTATAACGATATCACCTCCATAATATGAATCTCCAGGAACAATAGAAATGCTCATATTACCACTACTATAGATATTTATACAAAGTGTAAATTTGTGTTTTCCTTTAGAGTCAAATTTAATCATATTAATATTGATAGCTCCAAGGTTTTGTATATTGTTAATTAAAGTTGAACGTCCGTATGTTACATTTATTCGTGAAACTGTAAATGATCTTGGACGTGTTATATTCTTTGGTGATGGGAAGTCTATACATTCTTTATTATTCATATTATCATATATGAAATTTTTTAACTCTTTTACATCACCACCATTATTTACAGTATCAATAGATTTCTGAATTATACTCATAAAATACTCAGTATTTAAAAATATTGGATGAATTGTATCAAGTCCAGATATAATAAATTTATTATTATCTAAATATGATAAACTGATAGTATCAATATTTACAGGATCTGTAGATAATACAGAGCTAAAATCAACATTGTATAATAATTTAGTCTTACGCATAACATCTCTCTCTTTCTTTAAAATGAAACAGATGGTCAATCTGACCATCTGTTCAGTTGCCATGTGTTATAATACTAATCCTTATTACTAGCATCAATAATATCAAATCTCTTTACTGTAAGATCAGCGTGTATTTTAATATGATTTATAATACGTTCAGCTCTATTAGCTTTATTGGGTGCATAATGCAAATCATCTATTTTGAATAATTGATATGTATATCTGGATATAAATTTTACAATATTTGATTCGTCAACACTTTTAATGTGTACACCAAATTCTTTATCAACACTAAGTTCAATCCTAGTTGAAATATTGGTATCACGATCAACTTTAATAAACAATGCTGTATATAAACAGTCATCCTTATTATACACTGTAAATTTTGCATAATCCGGCTTTGGATCAACTATATCATAATAACTCTTTCCGAAAGTTTTATCAATGATATAATTATGACCACAAGCTTCTGATATAATATTAGCAAGCTTTTTATAGTGTTCTGGCACATTTTTGATATATTCATCATAATGGTATTGATATTCATGTGCTAAATCATTACAAATGAATTTTGTTATATCATAAAGGTTTGGCACTGTAACCTCATCATTATGTTTTACTCCTTTAGTATCAATGATAAAATCATAGTTAGTATAAAAAACAAGCTTCAATATATTAGATTTTGGATTTAAATCATCTTCTATAATATAAATCTTTACAAACTCTGGACCAATCAATGTTTGATCTTTTTTAGGAACATTGAAACATATATCAATTCTTTGCATACACCACCTCTATTCTGATTATAAAAATTTATAATCCTTAATACGTTCACGAAGCATTTCATCTCTAGCTTTAGACTCTTCTTCAATACTTTTACCAGTTTGCTTCAAAAATTCATCCAAGAAAATGACTGTACCATTAAAGTGATCTATAATTCTATTCATGTTACTATTTTTCATAGAAATATAATACTCACAATTAAGTGTATGATCATCAATAATGATATTACCTATTGTACAATATTTAAAAACTGTATTTGTTAGTTTTAGTATTATATCAATATCATGTTTAGTAAACCAGTTTTTACCAGTCTCTAGACTGAAAGTGTTAAACTGTACATCTATAAAACCTAGTTTGTATAGTGCTGAACATATATAATACTTATCAAACTTTTCATTGTAATATACTTTAATGATATTGGAAACGTAACCACAATGAATTATCTTTTCATAACAATCATTAGATTCAATATCTGGATGAAATTTCTTATAATCGGTATATCCATTTAATTTTAAAATTGCTTTTATTAATGGATACCGATATCTTAACAAAAACTTTTTGATTTGTTTAAACATATAATCACCTCATGATATTATATAGATTCAAAACTAAATGTTTTTGCAGTTGTTGCAAGATGTGGCATTAGATAATCTACCAATTCATCAATTTTGTTATCACTTTTACTTGATAGAATATCTAAAACTGGTAAGATGAATGTATCCATAATATAAGAACTAATACAACGACGTTTATTATCAAAGTAGACAACCCTGAAAAACATATCTGTTATACTAATTTTGTGTATATAACATGTGTTATCGTTATTATTATCTAATTGATATTTAAACTCAATAGAAACGTGTGGCACTTTTGCTGTGTTTAAATCTTCTGGATAAACTATAGATATTTTATCAAATTTAAAACATGGTTCCAATTCATCAAATGTTTTATCAATTGATATTATATTTGAAATTTTAAAATTTGGATCATCTTTAAATATTTCTATTATATAATTAATAATAGAATCTTTAATAGCATAATCACTAAATGATCAGTTTTTAAAATAATTAGCACAACGTTTTAAATGATGTATCAATGCTACAACACCACTATTATATATGGTTATTGATGAATTTGGTAACTTATCAAACTCAATATAGCCACTAAAATAGTATTTAAATCTGAATATCTTTTTGCTTGTAATACAATTATCACCTTTACGTATTAACATTGTTACAATATCACATAAGACACCATCCTCATCATACTCGTCTGCAATATATCCAAATGTTTTACAAAATTTTTCACCAATCATAAACATATAAACCCCCTTCACCATTACAATAATTAATATAATTTAAAATCAAATGTTTTTGCATTTATAGCAACATGTGGTTTAAGATACTTTATCAATTTATCAACCTTATTATCATCATAATTATTTGACAATATATCTAAAACTGGTAATATGTATGTATTCATAGTATAAGCACTAATACTACTACAATATTCATCCATATAATCCACACTGAAACTATTATTAATTATACGAATTTCTTCTATATACTCGCAATCATAATTATCTTTAGTTATACCATCAAATTTTATGATAACACTTTGATCATCATTACAAACATCATCCAATTTTTTAGGAATGGAAACTGTAATGGAGTTGTATTTAAATTTTGTTACCAATTCATCATAGTTCATATTAATTGGTATGATATCATCATCACAAAAATTTGGATCACCTTTAAATAGTTCTTTTACCACATCAATGATACAATCTCTGATGACACTACCTCTATATGTACCATTTTTGAAATCTTCCATACAAAGTTTTAAACGTTTTATGAATTTTACAAGTTTATCATTGTATATTGCTGTTTTGCAACTATCTACAGTATTAAATTCAATATCACCATTGAAGTTGTATTTGAAATTGAATATTCTCATTTCTTTAACGTAATCTCCATCTTTAAATTGTGCAATAGTGGTGATATCACACATAAGATCAGATTCTTTATAAGTGTCAGCAACATACACAAATATTCTACTAACAGTTGAATCAATATTACTAGTATTAATCATATATTTTACCATCCTCATCACAACGTACAACTTTTATAGAATGATGATTACATATAAGAGGAAGCTCATTCTTAAAGAGGTTGAACATATTATCTGTCATATCAGGTTTACTAAGGATATTGATGGTATTTTGTATTAGATTAACAATATCAGCATATAAATATATATTACAATCTGTAATACAATTTTTATCATCGAATTCACAAACATCAAAACTATCTGGTGATATATTTATCACAATTGTAGAATCTTTATCTGTAACAATCTTCAGTTCAACACTTTTCGATCGTCCATAGCATTTCCGTGAAAGTGATTCATATCGCACAATAGTAACATATACAGATTTGATTTTTTGTGGAAATTCTCCATTATCACAACTAATAATCATATCTTTACCAGAATCTTTGAATGTATCATTTAGATCGTTTATCATAGTTTTACGAAGATTATTAATCTCAGTTCTACTAATAATTCTAGGATATGTTAGACTTTTCATAACTTTTATAAAATCGCTATCACACACGATTTTATATCCACCATCTACAAAATTTATACCACCATGATAATCAAAATGAGCTTCATAATCAACGTTAGTACAAGGAATAATGTTACCAGATGAATCCTTTTTCATTGATATTGATTTTATTTTACTAAATACTTTATCTGCATCAATGACTTTATTGATATAAATTTCAACTTTACTTGTATCTACAACTTTTCCATTCATATAATTACTCCTCCTAAATTTTTCTATCACACATTAGTGGACACATTTCATTAATTATCTCAATATAAAATCTCTATAGAATAATCGTTGCAAATATGAGGAAGATTCTGTTTAAAGTGGTTACATAATTTTTCTTCCGCTAGATGATGTGATTCTATATCATGATTATCAAAAATTGGTATAACCTTAGATATCAAAATATCAAACTCATCTTTATCTAAAGATATAACACCATCATTTACACAAACATCACAATGAAACTCTTTCATATCAAATGCATTTTGTGATATATGTATCGTAATTACGAAATCATCATTCGTTGTAACATTCATCTCAACACTCTTAGGAAAGTTGAGATATTTGTTATTACTTATAGAATCTGCTATGATACTTACTTCTACAAATTTTATTCTTGGTGGAAATTCGTTCTTATCTTGTTTAAGAAAAACAAGATCTTTACCAGAATCTTTGAATATATCTTTTAAAGCGTTAATTTTATTTTCTCTAATCTCTCTAAATCCTTTTACATTAAATAGATTGGAAGAGCTTAGAAGATGCTCCATAGATTTTACAAAATAGATATCACAGTCTGTTCTATTTGTGCTATTTACAAATAATGTACGACCATCACAAGTGTGATAAACTTCATAATCAATTTTAGTTCCAGGCATAACAATTCTATCAGGTTTATCCCAGAAAGATGATACTGATTTGATTGTGCTGAATATTTTACCAACTTCTGGATAATCTGTAATATAAATTTCTACTCTACTAACGTCAACAATTTTATTTTTCATACAATCACACTCCTCTTATAATTTTCTCTTAACCAATTGATTCCTTTAACGTAATTCTCTCTATCTTCTTTTGTATCGTTTTTGTATAGAGATGGTAAATATGAGAATACAAATTCTTTTACGTAATCTATGAACATTGGAGATATTATATCATACTCAATATTATGAATAATTACTCTATAAGATAATTCTCCTTCTAAGTCTTTAATACATACATGAATATAACATTTCTCACTAATTCCGAATCTAATAAAAGAATTCTTCTCCATATACCACACTCTTTCTCATCATTATTTTAAAAATAAAGAGGTGTGAAAAATCACACCTATAAAATATTAATCGTTATGGAAACAATTTGTTGTTCTTAGATTTGGGAACAGCTCCTTTCTCTTTTCATCGAGAACATTACCAGTCTCATCACAAGGATTATTGAAATATGGAATCAAATAATCATTGATAAATTTAAACATGTTACTTACATCCTCATCTGTTGGACCTTCTGTAAAGCTGAACATGTAATTTTTACATATATCACCAAATTTAGTATAAAATACAACACATGCTGTATTAACATTTGGTGTTGGTGTAATAGAAACTGATAAATCATCTGTGATAGTTTTTTCATAAGCTGCATAAGGTATATCAGCAAATTGCTCAAAACCAAAGTTGTTAATCATTTTCTTTCCCCCTCTTAAATATTAATTACTAAACTCTGTCCTAAACAGCACAACTAACCATGTGCTAGCGTATTCAAAAATGTTGTTCAGTTCATCTCCTTCTGATGTAGATTTGAATTTTAATGGATATTCTCTGTGCTTATTCTCATCATCAATATCGTAGATGTGAGCAGAATAAAAATTTGGTTTAGAATCTGCATATTTAGCATATACTATAATTCTAACCCTATCCTTTTCATCAATCTTTTCATACTGTTCAACTTTTGCTGTTTCTAATAGCTTAAATCCAAAATTGTTTTCATCCATTTTTCTTTCTCCCTCGCGATATCTGTGAATTGATTTAATATTTGGAATATCTTGTTTCGCATACTTTTCCACATCAAATCCTGATGTATCATTATTCCTAAAGCGTGGAACGACGTTATCGTTAATAAATCTAAATACTTTATCAATATCATCATATCCAATATTTTCAGAAAATTCTACATAATATGTTTCTTGAGTTTTATGCTTATATAAAATCTTGATAATCACTTCCCTTGTTCCAGGATATGCTTCAACATAAGATTCTATACCACCATTAAATAGTTTACCATATGAAACTAGTGGAATATATTTAAGCTGTTCAGAATCAAACTCATTATCAATTATCATTCTTAATCACCCCCAACCTTTCTTAAATATAGAATTTTAGAAATACCATTTAAATTCATATTCTTTTTCCTTGATAGCATATGGAACCATAGTTTCTTGTACAAAATTAAGCACAGACCTCAATATACTATTATTGATCTTTATCTTAAAACGTAATAGTGATTTATATTGATTTATTCCATTTTTAATATAAATCACAATACAATTTATATTACTATAATATTTTATAAAAACCAATCCATGTTTATCAAACCTTTTGAAAAATTTATAACAGTGTTGGATTCTACTGTTTAAAGTACTGTATCCATATTTATTTAACATCTTTTTTGATAAATACAACATTGTTCACCCCATTCTGTTGTAAATACACTTTAAACATATTTAGCCACCATTATTCACAACCATCCAATTTGGATAATCCTGAAGATAACTCTTCACCAAGATCTGCAATCCGTTTAACGAAGGTTTCATCCTTCTCTTGATCTGTTGCAAATAAATCAAGAACGTCAATCTTGGTTCTGAAGTTTCTCAAACATTTCAAGATATGGTTGATATCGGAAGTTACAACTTCATCAGTACCATATCCTTTTGGTAATTTAAACAAGACACTACTATCGCAGAACAGGTCAAAATCATTATAACCTTCAACATAGAGATTCACAATAGCATCTTCTTCAATATTACGAATAAACACTCTTGGATCTCCTTTAATCTGGATATCCCTACACGTATCGTTATCAGCATTTAGTTTAAGATTGTGATTAAGACTATGGACCTGGATACCCAAACCTGTACTCTTAATAAACTTTACCAGTGATTCAGAATCGTTTCTTTTGTTGTCTATTGAAGTTATCTCAGAATAAACATCGAAAAACTTAAAAGCAACTTCAAAGAATGTACTGATGTCGTTTTCATCCATATTCTCTTCTATTTTTAAACTAATACTACATATTGGAAAATATGATGAATTATCGTGAGCGGGTTCTGATATCATAGCTGCAATCTCTTCATCTTCAGAGTGATACATGATAATCATTGCAGTCTCTTTACACAAATCAACATCATGCTTAGAAAAAGATGTTATTGGATATTCAAAACCTTGCTCATCATATCCAAACTTGTTAACTTTTTCAAAATCAATTTCTCTCATACATTTACCTCATATTCTTTCTAACCTGGAATAGATAAATCGGCTATTAGCCCATCAATCATATTATTAACACTTGTCATGAATGCATTCTGTTTATATTCCATTGGAAATAAATCCAATACACTAGCAGAACAACTAAACTTCTTCAAGTGTTTAATAATATTCATAATGTCGGCAGTTACTATTTCTTTTCCATCTTCACCAAAATCGTTTGGTACCTTAAATAATATTTCATTACCAACATAAAGCTCAAATGTACCATAACCATCAACTTCCAAATTTATAACACATACTCCCTCAACGTTATCAACAAAGATGTTTGGATCAGCATACACCTTTAGTGTTCTACACGCTCTTTCACCTGTACCTTTTACCTCTGTTGTAAAATCTTGAAATTCGCTTATACAATCACCTCACCATTTTATCATCATATAAAGGATCACCCTTATATTTACGACGAGTAGCTTTGATATTTGGATTAACCCTATCGTTATATAATGGATCAATTCTAGAATTTCTTACAATCTTCTTAGGTTCACTATCTTCATAAGTTTGTAATACTTTCATGATACCATCTTTAAGATATTCATTTATAATCCTCTTATCAATGAATACTCTACCATTTAGAATCTCATCAACAAATTTATTACAATCAACTTTCATAAATTCGTCTAGAGAATCTAATACTTCTTTCTTAATACAAGTACATGAACTTGAGATACCTTCTAAATGATAACCATCTTTTGATAGTTCTACAAACATAGAGCAGTTATCACAAAAAGTAAACTCTAGATAGATTGTCTTGTTTGTGGTAAATTTAAGGGTGGCACTTGATTTGTGCTCACCCTTAACAGAATATTCAATAACTTTATTACCACGCTTATTTACGGAATCTATACCGTGGCAAATCCTTGCTTCCATAGACTAATCTCCTCATTATTCAATTCTGAAACAATCTTGTGGAATATTTCACCCTCATCAGTAATTAGATCTCTAACACAACTGTATCTAATATTTTCTACAGTATGAGATATACATAATAACTCTAGAAACTCATCAGTTTTGTTTGAGTTGCAAGTAAAGTTGACACTTGTTTTATTAAAGATAATATTACCATCACTATAGATGACATATTTATCTTTAACATTTCCTTCACCATTTCTTGGTATTCTCACAACTGGTAGAGTTGTATATCCACAATAGGAATTATGCTTTAAAATGTTCATAATTCCTTCCAGCTCCTTATTATAGTATTGTACATCTGGTATTGAAATCTTACCTGGAATGTGGTATTCTCGTTTTTCCAGATCTTTAATTGTATTATTAAATACATCCTTCTTATCTTTACATTTAGAACATCTTACGACACCTAATCTTACAAGCATCATAAAATTGATAAACGTACTGTCTGTATAATACTGGCAGAATGTATATGGTGTTCTAAACTTAACTTTACAACCCATAAAGAACTCAATGTCAACAACTTTCTTATCACGCTCATCCAGGTGTCCTATTGTTAAGAAAGGTTTATAGAGGAAGAACGATGTCCTTCCTCCCGGTCCAAAAAAGTCTTCATATCTTCCAAATTCAAACCAAGTGTTATACTCTCTAAAACCTGTAACTACATAGTTCTTAAATGCTGATAGTCTCATACTAATCCTCCCTATTAAGAATACCTTCAATCGCTGCATCAATACGTTCTGTAAGCTCATCAACCCCATTCATTAACACTTCATTTGGATCGTAGTCAATGTGTGGTTTGAGTGAAATGTACTTGTTTCTGAAAGATCTTAATATAGCATCAACAGTATCAAAGATTAACTGATCAGTTTCATCCTTATAGTTTGGCACATAAGTAGAAACTGGTTTGTTAATATACACATTAAAAGTATGGTGAATATATGGAATGTGTACAACCAATATATTTTCACCTCTGTTTAGGAAACTGGTGTTTCCTATGTGAACCTCAACATTATTCATTGTCGAACTCCTTCCACTTCTCCAAAAAACTCTTTACATCTGATACTAAAAGCTTTATTGCAGAAACCTTATCTTTACAAGTGGTAATGCTGCTTTTTACCGCTGAAAAGAAATTGTTGAAATGCTCATTTTTTGAATCAAAAAATTTCTCATCAGTATACACAGAATATATTTCTCCATATGGTAGATTTTTCCCAATATAGAAATCCGCACACATTGTATTATCTTTTGAAAATGTGATTCTTACTATATCACCATCTTCAAATCTATCAATTATTGCAACATGGTGTGGATCTTTATCTAGTTTGCACAAAATATTGATAGTTTGTTTAATCTCTTCTATTTCCAACATACAAAACCTCCTTACAATTCTCTGTATTGTAGATCATGAAGAAGCTTTTTTACAAGATCTTCATATCCATCATATACACCATCTTTTGTAAGATCTCCATCAGCAAGCTTATACTGACTGTTGCAATCGTAGCAGAATTCGAGAATTCTAACACCACCGAATTCACGAATATCATCGAAATGTAATGTCATCGGTGTATTATTGATAATAAGAGATCCATCAGGGTATATCAGGAATTCTATATCAGTTCCAACAGTTACTCTATGTAACCATAGAAGTGGTGCATTTGCTTTAAGCTCATTCTTTAAGTCAATGAGTTTGTAGTTGTACACCTTTCCAGACCACTGTCTTACAAATCCTAAGAACTTTGATTCATATTTCAGATCAACGAATCTTGGATTGTATCTTGCAACATCAACCTCAATAACACTATTCTCTATTAGAATATTGTAAAGTTTTTCAGATATTTCTTGTAGAATATCTTCGTGAGTGTATGCAAGAGTACCAGCAGCATTAATTAATGGTACAATTGTCTCATATAACTCATACACTTTTGCTGGATTTTTACCAAAGTGTCTAACTAATGCCATGTCGTCATGTATTGTAATATAACCATTAATAGATATATCAATATCGACATGTGGAAAATCTTTTGTGTATTCATCATCATTGGTGAAATACCCTATTGATACATATGGTGGTTCATCATCAATAGTATTGCCGCCACTATTTTTGATGCAATTAACAACATCACCAGCATTAACCGATACAATTTGTGTTCCTGTTTTATTTGAATAAATTACCTCTGCTCCATTATTTGTTGTTTTGGTTTCTTTACACATTTTTCTTTCCTCCTAAATTTTACAGAAACGTTTTTCTTGGAACAATCTTTCAATATCCCCAATAATGTAAGCTGAACGAGTAGCAAAGTGTGGATCTTTTCCTCCATCTTCTTTTCTATCCCTTTCAAAGTCTTCATTATATTTGGTACAATATATTGCTCTCATCGAAGCTTTTACGAGAAGATCAAATTCTTTCTCATCACCAAGATATCTGAATCTTGTCTTTGTTTGATAGAATATAATATCCCCGTTTGGATATACTTCATAATCTAATATGAGTTCACCCTTTTTCTTAAAATGGAATATTGAAATGATTGGATGTTTAAAATCCAATTCATCACCTTCCGTCTTGCGTGTTACAATATGATTCAGGTACTTTGCTTGTTTAGCAACAGGCTCTCTTTCAGGAACTTTGTTTATACAATCCTGATAGAAATTACATCTCTTTATAACAAGAGTAGTTAAAAAGCGTCTTATCATATGACATAGATGCATTCTATGAACTTCTGCAAGTTCACTATCAGGCTTTAGACAATGCCTAATATGTTTCACCATTTTTGTAATATGAAACAATAGATCACCGATCCTGATACCGCATCGCATATACTGTACGAAAATGTATGGTGTTCTAAAATCTAGAACACCATCCATATATACAGTAATATCACAAATCATTTCTTCAGTTTCCAGATCTTTATGAAATAACTTTATAAATGGAATATCTGAAAACTTCGGATACAAACCAGAAAACTTGTCTAATGTTTCAACTTGATAAAAGAAGTTATTTGTCTTATTTGAATCAAAGTTGTCATTAATGTTTTCCTTGAATGGTAGAATATAGGCATTATCCTTTCCCATCTTCAAGCACCTCCTTAGGAATAAAGAAATATCTCATGTACAATTTGATAGTATCAATTATTTCTGCTATCCATACATCCATAAATTTTTCTCCATATATATTTCTAAGCAACTTTCCACTTGGTATGAGATATTTTACCAATGCATCATGGATATCTAATAATCTATCAAATTGATTAATTTCACCAACCTTTGTTCCAAATGGAACACTTAACTGGTTGAATAAAATATCACCATTATGATATATTACAAAATTATTATATTGAATTGGATCGTCATCAACGTGTGTTTTCACACATGCCAAATATTCCATAGGTTTATCAATCATATCACTAGAGTTCATCATTGAAGATACCACAAATCCCAAATAACCAGTATGATACACACTTTGGTCATAATGTTCAATACAACCAAAATCATTGTCATCAAACACTCTAAGATACTTTGGAAGATTATCCAATATATTTGTAGCCATAATCTCAATAGCTGTTTTCATTCCTCCAAATCTTAGATATTTCTTTGTCAAAACAGCAAACTCACAAAGTTTTCTTAAGTATATTGGAAAATTTTTATTGTAACAATATTCCATAAATACTGTAAGTCTAGCAAACTCAATGTGATCAAAGAAAATCTTGAAGTCTTCAATCTCTATTTTATAGTCTTTTGAAAGATGGGAGACTTCAATGAATGGTTTATCAATATCATCAAGATACATATTATATTGATTGATATTATACTTGTTTACAATTGGGATTCTTTTCATACATCCTCGCTTTCTTTAAACTAATAACTTACGTTTCTTTGGTACAATGCTTTTCACATAAGATTTAAGATCAGAAGCTTTGCCAGTGTAATCTGTAAGAATTCTTCTCAACTTTACAACAGTTTCAAAGATTTCATCTTTTCCAGGCTCCAAAGAAAATCTTATTTTTGTTTCGTTGAATATAACCATACCATTATCGTAGATCTCAAAATCTGGTGTAGCATCTTCACCATGAGATAATGTTATTCTACTTTTAGCGTTAGGTACATATTTATATCCAACTTTAAAATCACCATTTTCTGTATTAACTACCACATCATATTCAGTGTTTGGATTTATACCAGATCTTTTCAAACACTTATTATCTGAAGGCATATCAACAGTGAAAAAACTATTAAGCTTAATAGTATGACCTAATAGGAAATCAATAGTCTTTGAAAGATGTAAAAACTTTTGAGCATCTCTATCTTGAATAGATCTATAAGCTTCAGCTACAAGTTTTGTAATTTGTAAAAGAGAATCATATATATTGCGATATTCTTCATTCCTATGATCATTACAATATAACCTACAGATATCCTTATTCTTAAACTCTATAATTCCGTTTAAGTATATCATTATACCAGTCTCTCTAGGTCCCGGATTGTGCAATCCATTAGGTCTATGGAAAATGGTAATGTATGGATATTCATAATTATGAGTATCATGATATAACGATAAATCCATAGAATAATCTGTGTTGGAAAATTGTTCATAATATTCAGATAGCATATATGGATAAAAACCATATATTTTAGCATTAGTATTAATCATAAAACTTCCACATTTCATGCTTCATCACCCTCCTATAATATTGCTACCAGAAATATTCTCCGTATAGCTATTAATCAAATTGCTTAAATCCATCCACTTAGAGCTACTAATACCCATTGAGTTATATTCTTTATAAAAATCGGCAAGTCTGATTAATGTGTCCATAATATAGGTGCCATTCTTTTTATCATAACCTGTAGACTTATATGGTAACTTAAGTTGATAGAAACAAATCTCACCATTTGGACTGATAGTGAAATCGTGAACATCTTCATCTTTTACAGTGTGGTATATATCAATATATCTATATAATGGATCACTAGAATCTGCTGTTATATCACATGATCTATCATATCGTGCACTTTTTGTAAATGGTCTATTATATTTCATCGGTACCACATCAACAGAAATATTCATTGGTTCTGAACAAATTTTCTTTAGATAGATTTCAACCACATTTGAAAAGTATTCAAACCATTCTCTGCTAAAAGATCTACAATATCTTATATTACCACACAAATCAATCAACATTCTGAAATTTTCTGTAAACATAGGTGCACAACGTCTACACATTTCAAATGTGTTTGGATTGTTAAACTCAATCCTATCATTTAGATAGAATTTGATATCATCAATCCTATTCTCATCATTTTCAAAATGATAAATGGTAACAAATGGAACATTTCTAAAATCCGGTTTATATGTCAAGAAATATTCAGTATTTATTTCATACCACCTTTGTGTTGGTGGTATGATATTTGACCGATTAATTACGGATTCATCTTGTACATTTTTAGGTACAATAACCTTTGTTCCTTTTCTTAGCATGTTTCCTCCTCGCTTTTTTCAACATTGTTCAACTTGTTCTCGTAAGACATCATTATATCAAGCAATGAACTAAAACAAGCGTCAAACTTATCTTCATCATTTCCTTCCAGAAAATCTAAAGAAGTTTCAATATCTCTGATTAGATCGTTAACAATATCAGCAAAATCTTCAATCTCATCGAAGTCTGGATTGTCATATTCTTTATAGAATTTGACTTCTCCGTTTGCATAATATCCCATAATTGGAATATCGTTGTACTTTAATTGTACAACTGGATCTTTGGTAGTCCTATCAAAATAGTTACCAATACGAATTGAAAAACTCATACATACCTCCTTAAATAATACCATAAATAGTAGCACCATATCTCAAAAGAGTTTTAAACCCTTTAAGTGATAGAGTACATGGTTTATCCACCATAGTAATCCCATTACCCATAATATAAAATGTACCCCCTTCAATTTCTATTTCTACAAGAGGTCTATAACCTCTTAAACCATGTTTAAATTTAAAGATAAATACATCTTCTACTAAAGCATTGACAACTGGTGATTCTCCCTTTTGAATAGGGTTGTATTCAAAAATTAGAGATTGTTGACACATATCTCTAAAGCTAGTTTTTACATTATACAATGCAGCATCTTTGTACAGCTTGTCAACATTGTCATCAGGTAATATCATATCAAGCATACACATGATATTCATATACCAATTGTAAACATCTCCACGGTTGTTTCCAAACTCGTGGGTTAATAAGCACTGCTGGTTGTTAAGGCTTACGGTTCCGTTAAATTTGATAATAATGTCCGAAACTCTAACATTATTATCATTATCATAATGACCGAGATCTATAAATACATCTTCGGTATTATTGTTGTATGGATATATAATATTCTCTATATCCACCCGACTTTTCACTTTAGTAATACAGCTGTTTTCCATAACTAATTCCTCACTTTCTAAAATTTAAATAGTTTACTTTATCATCTATATAATATATATTCATAAAACTTTAAATTAATAGAAATGGAGGTAAACGCCTATTATGCAATTACCAGAGGATAATAAAAATAAACAGATAATTACATTCACTGATAAAGATAGATTTAAACCAATATTATATGGAGATCTATATATACCATCATGGGTAAATGGATTCTCTATTGGTGTGGAATTTATATATAACTGGTTCTTATCAAAGTTTCCACAAGGATTTTTTAAAACTATTCATGTTGCTAATAAAGCACCGTATGATGATTTTAGAAGATTCAATGTTGGAGATCTTACAAAGAGAGAAAAACCGGCTTGTTTATTTTCTACAACACTTCAATATGATTTCAATGATAATTATAATGATCTAAACTTTTATGGTGTAGATAATTATATTAGAAAGACTGATTGGCAAAGATCCTTCTTTAAAGACCCCAAACGTGGTATCTATATAGGAATGGATATGGAGCTGATGCTCTTAAACTTCAATATCAGGGTAAGAGTACAGACTAGAGCAGAACAGCTTGATTTATACAATAGAATGCGTAAAGTATTCAGAATTGGTTGTACAGAAACTATAGACTTAGATATGGATATTCATCTTCCATATGAGTTGATGTTCCAAATTGCAACAATGCTGAATGTTCCTGTTGATGTAAATGAAGAAGCTATATTAGATCCATGGAACTTTACTACATATCTTAACAGATATTCTCAGATGCCGATATTATATAAGCTAAGATATATCAATGGAAGACATGAATTCTTTGTAAGAATGAGAAACCTTCCAACTCATTTAAATCTCACTAACCAACTTGATGCTGATGAAGGTGAGAATGATGGTCAGATGATGAACAATTTCAACATTGATATGCAAGTTACTATGAGATTACCAATCCCATCTTTATTTTTACTATATAATGAAGGCAAACAAGTTAATCATATCCATACAGAACCATCTGGTGGATTAACAGTATACTCTATGAAAGTATTCGATATTCCAGATGTAAATTATAAAGGTTGGGTAATGTATGCTCATTCTAACTATGCTGCTGAAGAGAATGAAACTGTTGTAGAAAAGATTAATATAAGAGAACTATTCAAAGCTCCATTAAATATAAAGGTTGGAACAGATTTAGATTCTCTAATTGATCTATCTTTGAAAGAAAATCTTTCTCCAGATAACTTCATTGATATTGCTATATATACAAACGATATTGGTGAAGATTATGGTAGACAAAAGATAGAAATAGATTGGGCTACTAGAGAGATTAAATTACTTGGAGATAATAAACATTTATATTTCTATATCGCTATCTATATAGATAGAGGATATGTAAATAATAAGATTATCGACATTGATAATGCTGATAAGAATAGATTAAAGATGTCTAAACGTAGAGGTGTAAATCCTATAGCAGATAGTATAATCTATGATGATGTGGCTAAGATCGAAAAAGATAAAAAGTATAAAGCTGGTGTATCAATCACCTATCCACAATATGCGAAAAAGAAGCCGATATAGGGAAATTCCCTATATCGGTTTTCTTATGTGTATTTAATCAAATATAGACATAAACATGTCTGCAAGATTTCCTACAACTGTAGATTTCTCAGATGCTTCTTTATTATCATCTCCGTAGAAGATTGCATTTAGATCATTAGTTATATCTACATCAAATGCTCCAATAGTTTTATCTAATTCTTCTTTACTTACACTATTATGCTTAGCATAAATCTCTCTACCTATATCAGACCTTAGTAATCTATTTATAAATGCTTTATCTTGATCTAGCATTTTCTTATTAAGATCTTCCATACTCATAGATCTAGCAGAATTAATGTAAGATAATTGATCTGCTACATTAGAAGTATCTTCAGCATATGCAGCACCGAAGTTATCAGATTCTATAGTGAATTGATCATCTAAATCTTCTTCTAATTCAAAAGATGTTTCGTTATAATTATCATCTGTTTGAATTTCTGTTTTCAATAGATGATATCTATTAACTAAATCTTCACCATAATAGAATACATACAATGCCCATAAGTAAGAGAATAATAAGTCATCATGTGCATCATCATTATGCTCAGTCTTACCATTCGGTTTTACTACCAGTGTACACAACTCATTATAGATTTCAACAGAGTTAAACTTATCTCTATGATGTCTTACTCTCTGATGTAATAACTCAATAAGCTTATCACGTTTAGCCTTAGAAGATGTAGAACCATATACTCTACATTTTCTCATATTACGTCTAACTCTTATTCCATCGTATACTTCTTCTGTAGGTCTATCCTTTACTTCATAATAGAGATTCTTCTTTATAGATGTCTTTAAAAGCATCTGTAATACAGAAGATCCAAATCCACCGTTGTTCTCTATATTTACAATAGCATTTTTAGCATATCCGGTAACGAATCTGTATATAAGATCTGCTAATTCAGGCATTGTAATAAAGTTGCTCTTGAATGTAGCTATAACCTTTGTTGTTTGAGAATCTATTACAGTAATAGCAGAACTATCCTTATTGATACCTGAAGATACGTCGACTCCGATAATAGGTGGATATATAGAACCGGGTTGAATAGAATCCCAGAACTTCATTTGGAACTGATTAGACTTACCAAAGAATAGAGTGTAATAAGGTTCTTGTTTTACATTAGCAGAGATTAATTCAAGATCATCCTTATCAAATGGATTTGCATCAGATTCTCTAGCCCACTCTAATAATACTTCTCGACGGATCTTACCCCAGTTCTTTCCAAGTAACCTTACCATCTCCTTAAAGTAAGACTCGGAAGAACCAAGCATCTTATAAGTATATCTTATATGCATGAATGTAGAATCGTTATTGGAATCTATAAGACTCTTTAAATCATTATAAGACATATCATAGAAGTTCTCATTCCATTCAGTTGCATCCATTCTCATGCTATTAGCGAATGCACCTTCTCTTGTAGTAAGATCTCCAGGTGTTGTTGATATCAACATACCAAATGGTGCATTATACTTATTAGCATTATCTGCTGCTTTAGAGAATGCTGGTGCAGCTGCTGTATATACAATATCATTGTATGGTAAGAAAGCAAACTCGTCGAAGAACTGTATTGCCATTGTAGCACCACGACCTGCTCCGTCTGCTAATGATGGAGTTCTTGCACCAGGTAGTGTAACAATGAGATTCTTATTTATTGGATTCTGCAAAGTCTCCAATGTGTTAGGAGCTTTAACTTGTTTACCAGTTGGATCAATAGCTGAATCCATTTTAAGATATGGTGGTAATAGTTCTCGTATATTCTTTAGAGACTTAAGATTATCTTTTGCTCCTGAATGTTTCTTATGAGCAAATAGCATCTTTATATTCTTACCACCGAAATTAAATACCCATAGATACCAACACAATGCTGATACAGTTTTACCATGCTGTCGAGGGAACTCTACGAATTGGTTTATATTATACACAAACATGTAGTTCATAGCCAAGTTTCCTCGGTGTAGATTATATGGTATCTCTCTACCTTCGGCTGGTAGTCTTACAACTTCTCTAATGAAATACCAAAAGTTAACCATACACTCTCTCAGTATCTTCATCTTAATGACATTATTCTGAGGAGTGGATGTTAATAAAGCTGGATCTCTTGGATCAACACCTATCAAATCTGGATCATATATTGATAGGAAGAATGAATTATTTTTTATACCTTTAGCCTTAAGATAATAGTGTACCTTCATGAAACTATTGTTAGTAGTAGTATCATGAATATATACTTTTACTTGACCTGGTACAGTATTAGTAATCAAGGTGTTATATATCTCCTTATATGTATAATTATATAAGAGTGAAAACACTATGTCATCATTTTAAAGGAGGATTTTAATGACAGAAATAAAGTTCTTTTTAATTGTATTCATTGCAACTGTTGTTGGTCAAGTTGCATATACAATGTTTACCAATAGAAAGATCTTAAAGATTATCGAAGATGGTTATAAAGTAACAGAGGATATGAATCTAGATATATCTATACACCAATTTATCAAGACAATTAATATGGATCGTGATGAAGATATGAGTCGTGAAGAATATGTAGAATATATCAACAATCAGGCAATTGCTATATATAAACAATTTCTCTTAGAGTATGATGAAAAGATTAGAAATATATCTAAAGAGAATGTGGGAGATTATAATAAAGCCATTGATATCGTGGTAAAGATTGGTTGGGATAATCTTTATAAAATATACTTCGAGGATAATAATATTCTATATCATAAGTATGATAAAAAGGAGGAAGAATAATATGCCAATCGGAGTAATTATATTCATTGTAATCATATTGATAACTTCGGTTATCTTTTATTTTGCCGCAACAGCTGCAATTGGTAGACAAGTATTAGAAATGTATGATGAAATCTATACTTGTGTACAAGAGTTCAATGAACATGTTAAAGTTGAAGATTTGGTTAGCAAAATTGATAAGAGTGCTAATCTAGACTTACCATTTGAATTATATATGGAGTATATTCAAATGGAAATGTTTGATGAATATAGAAACATGTTTCTCTCTGAATATAAACAATTCCAACATATTGCAGAAGGTAATAATTCCATTTCAATTAGAACATTGAATAATGTATTAAATGTTGGAATTAATCATATATACGATGTATACTTTTCAGACAATGATCTTCTGTATAGAGTGTATACAAATAACGTGAATCGGAATATTAAAGATGGGGAGGATATAGAAGAACAAGAGAGAGAAAACAATCTATTGTATGATGATGACGATAGCGAGTTTATCAAGGATGAAGATACAGAATTACATCCAAGGGAAGATCTAGGTAATGATATAGATATTCCTGAGACTTATGCTAGTTTTGATGATATTGAAAAGTTTGACACTATTGAGTATGAATAATAAGGAGAAGAAGAAAAATGAATTATACTGGTGAGGAGTTTAGTTATAACTCCGCAAATCTTAAGGTAAATGCTGACCTGCAATTAGCTAATATTCTTGATAAGTTTAATTATGAATATATTAGCGATGTAATTGATTCATCTTTGGAGAATATATTTATTCAGAAGAGTCAATTGCCAAATGTTGTGTATGGTTATGAGATTAATTTTAATAACCTTCTTGATGGATTTACTGGTAATGCTGATGAGATTCAGTTGAAGCGTTATAATATCTATACTGATATTATCAACAAGGTTTGTGATTTCTACAACCTTGAATTTACTGGCAATTTGGAATCAATGGATATCTATACGGTAGCTTATAGCTTGTATGATTTCTTTGTTTCTAACTTCTTTGATAATATGATCAGATTCTTTACAATGTATATTGTATATGAAAGAGATAATATTATGAACAACTTCAAAGAGATTAGAACAATGAAGAAGGATAATGAAAACATTGTTCAATACTCTAAGCAGTTGTTTAAGAATGAAAGCCTTGCTTATATCTATTCTAATATCGAATATGTAATTTCAAATATTACAACATTCGATATTCCATTGCAGGATATTATTAATTATACTGCAACTGATCGTGCTTTAGGGGAGTTCTTATCTTCTATTCTTTTAGATAAGAGAAACTTCTTTAGAGATAAATACTGTAGCTTTATTTTAAATGAAAACTTTGTTGCAGATAATATTATTGCAATCAAGTCTGAGTTACAGAAAATTGGTTCAAGTTTTGAATAATTAGGAGGAAAGAAAAATGAGTGAAGAGAAAGAATTAAAAGAGGTTGTTGTTGATACAACTTATGATACATCAACTCAGATAAATCATATTGTAAAGGAATCTGATGGATTTGATCAGAATAAGGTTGATGAAGTGTATAATAAGTTTGTAAATGGTGATAATGTTGACATTGAAGCTGAGCTTACCAAACTCTATAAAGATAATCCAGAAATTAATAAGCTTCAGGAAGTTGTTGCTCTTGCTAATATTGTTAAACAGTATAAGGCTGGTAAGATTTCTAGTAAGTATTATGATAAGCTTCCTTCTAGCATTAAAGCTGAGATTTTTAAGCAGGTTTCTTCAGCAGCAATGTTGAATGGATCTAGAGTAAATAAGCAGGTATTAAACTTTGGAGCTAAAGCTTTCTTAGAAGATTTATGTAAGGAAGTTGATGGTTCTAGTTCATTTGATATCGACGAGATGTTTAATGAACTCTATAAGGGTATTAAGGATAATGCTGCTGATGCTGGAAAGAGTTCTGGAGATCTTTTCTTATCCACTATTGAAGATCGTAAAGCTTCTATTGAAGTTGCTAGGCAAAAGGCTAGAGAGAATAACGATCTTGAAGCTGTAAAGAAGTTTGATGATATGGAAAGAGATATCAATAAGTCTTATGATCTTGTAGAGTTTAAAGAAGCTTTACCGAATATCAAGATTAAGAAGTTCTATCTTGAGAAACCATCTAAAGTATTTGATGATTTCAACTACAAGTTCAAGAGCTCTAAGTATCCTATCAATAACATTGCTCACTGTCCAGCTATCTTAGAGAAGCATGGAATTTTTCCAGAAGATGCTGTTAAGCTTTGTGTTGCATTCTGCTTATATTGCCAGAATATGAAGGCTGAGAATAGTAGTGAATATCTATTCATGTACTACTTCATTAGAAACATCATCATTCTTGATAGATTAAATTATGATGGAGCTAATTATGATAAGATGGAAGAGAAAGCAAAGAATTACTATGATGGATTCCTTGCAAATCTTAAGTCTTGTATTGAATCTTTTAGATAAAAACCGTTTCCCAATAGGCATCTATTGCCTATTGGGAATTGTTTTGAAAACTTTATAATAATCTAATTATTATAAAATAAAAGGAGAAATATGCTATTATCAAATGAATATACATTGATCCCTCATATAAAGATCACTCTTAAATATGATGATGGAATTGTACAACATCACATCTTAAAGGAAGATGATATCATTATATGTAAATATAGGGAGAATACAAAAATATCCACAATCAATGGTAAGATTACCAAGATTGGATATAAATTAAACTCTTCATTTGCTGTAATAAATAGAACAATTTATCTTCAGATAGATGGTTCTGATAAACATGCTGGTCATGTTGTATATGTCAACATTGATGATATTGTTGGAATCAAAGTATTGAAAACTGGTTCAATGATATCTAATCCAGTATGTACTGTAGCTAATGAAGATCAAGCTGTTTGTATGCTCAGAGAAAATGAGAATGGTCAATTGGAATATAGTAAAGATGGTTTGGAATGGAAAACTGTTGGAGCTGTATTACCAACTAAACCTGAGCATAAAGAAGATGAGAAACCGGTTGTTGACGAACATTCTACTACAGGAGGTGAAGCTAACAAGAAACGAGAAGAAAACACTGAAAGAGAAAATAGTGGAAAAGATACTACTGTTGAGTCTAATAGTGGAAACGTTTCTGAAAACAATCAAGGACATGTTGTTTCGCCAGTAGTTGAAAAAGAGAATAAGGTTGTAGATGCTGAAGCTAAACCTCCAGTTGAAGAGAGACATGAAGATACATCTGCTCATGTAGATGAATCTCATAGCACTGTTGAAGAAAAACATGAAGATACTCATACAGAATCTCCTTCTGTAGCAACAGAAGATCATCATGCTGATACTAGTTTACAACCACAACCTTCTACAGATGATCATAGTGTAAATACTGAGGATACATCTTCTCATAACACTGTTGAAGAAAAGCACGAAGATACACCTACAAACGTTGTTGGATCTGAAGATGGAAAACATGAAGAAACAACCCATACAACTAGTGAAACTACTCATACAGAATTACCTTCAGTAACAACTGAAGATCATCATGATGAAACAGGATTACAACCACCAACTGGAGATACAACTCATACTGAAACTAATAGCGTTGTTAATTCAGAAACTCATGAATCAGAAACTCATACAGAATCTTCTCCTGTAGCAGCAGAGGTGACTCATACAACCGCTGAAACACATGATGAATCTGGACTTCATAATGAAGAAGGTTTAATTAAACCACCGGAGAATCATACAGAAGAGAATACTCATCACGAAGAAGCTAATAGGGTGATTGATAATGGTATTCATGAAGAACAACCTGTTGCAGCTGTACCTCAACCAGTGATTGACAATGGTATTCACACAGAACCTGTAGTAGCCAATCCTGTAAGTAATGATCATAATTCTGAAACAACAACTCCTATTGCAACAGAAGGTGTAACAGAATCTTCTTCTGAAGATGGTGCAGCTAGAACGAATGACATACATGTAGAACCGAGGGAAGATTCTCAATAAAATATGAAAGGATTCAAAGTATAGAATGGATAAGTTAAAAAACGTACGAATTAGTATGCTTGATAAATCAACGGGTAAGAGCAAACCTGTTAACGTTGTAACATCAGCAGATTCTGTATTGATGGATGGAGATGTTACTCTTAAAGAGTATCTAGCCAATAATATGAGTAGTGGTGGACCAATTGCTGGTACAGGAATTGGTAACGTTGCCACTAAAGAGATCGTAGAAGGTCTCAAGAATGAACTTAGTGATTTGAATGAAAAAATAAATTCATTACCGGAGGCTATTACGACAAATATGAATGCTGAAGAATTGGTTCAATTAAAGAAAAATGTTGCATCTATGATGACAGATGTATCAAAGCTTAACCTCAAAGATAATTTATCTATGACTAAAGATGAAGCAAACTATCTTAGAGGAAAGATGGATGAAGCTATTTCTAAACTTGCAAAGATGCAAGAACAAATGGATTCACTTCCAGTATCTAAGCAGGATGCTTTAGAAGTAGACTTAGCAGCTTTGAAGAAAACTATGAATGAATTCAAAGTTAAGATGGCTGGTTTAACAATCCAAGATAAGATTGCTATGACTAGTGAAGAAGCTAATGCCTTAAGAACTAAAGTAGACCAAGCTCTTGTTGATACTGGAACTCTTAAAGAAGCTATTGCAAAATTACCAACAGAAGATCTTAAGAATGTAAAGCAGAATATTGATAATATTCAAAACCAATTGGCAACGCTTCAGTTACCTGAAGGTGGATTTGCTAAGAAGGTAGATTTCGATTCTTTAAAGAATACAGTAGATACTTTAAAGACTAAGGTTGACAATATTCCAACAACAAGTGGATCTACATCTGGTAGTGGATCTTCTGTAAGTGATACAGAGATTGCTACTATAAAGAGTAGCATCTCAGATTTGCAGACTAAGTTTGCAGCAATTAAGTTGCAAGATACTATTAGTATTACTAAAGATGAAGCAAACTCTTTAAGAAATAAAGTTGATAATCTTATTGTAATGGTAACAAAGCTTGGTGCTGTACCTGATCTAAATTTAGGTGGTGGGGGTAGAGCAACACAACCAGCAGCTACTGGAACAACACCAGCTGTAAACTCTGAAGAGATAAACTCTATTAAGAGTACACTACAGGAACTTCAGACTAAAGTTACAGCTTTACAACAAGCTGCTAATACAACATCTGAAGCTACTATTAATGATCTTAAGAGCAAGTTTGAAAATATCACCAGAGAAGTTGCATTGTTAAAGCTTCCTAGTACAATTACTATGACTAAGGAAGAAGGTACAGCTTTAAGAGCTAAGGTTGATGAAGCAATCTTAGCAACTTCTAAAATGAAGGAAAAGGTTGAAGCTTTACCAAACGAGTTGAATAACTCTAATGCTAGTGAAATTGGTTCTCTTAAGAACAGAATGTCTACAGTAGAAACAACTATTGGAAATATTCCTAGTAATGTTTCTAGTGAGTTAAGCACTGTTAAGAATAGTCTTGAACAAGTAAAAACTAATATTGGATTAGTAGAAGCAAAACTTCCAACATCTTTTGCTGTTACAAAAGATGAAGTAAACTTTATTAGAAACAGAACAGAAGAGTTACTTAAGACTACCGCAAAACTTGAAGCTGGTGCAAAAATTCTTCCAGATTATCCTAGTATTATTAAGAAAGATGAAACTATTGTTGGAATCAAAACAGCTTTAGATGAAGCTGTAAACAAAGTAAACACTGTTAAAGAGTCTATAGAAAAAACTTATCCAGTAAAACCTATTGTTATTGCTACTGAAAAGAGGCTTATCTCTTTTAGAAAAACTATACCAATGGTGGAGAAAATTACTTCATCAAAACCAAAAGAAATAATACTAGAACTTCCCGAATTTTCTGAATTTATGGATATCAATTTCAGTTGCTGTTTAGATATGACAACATTTAGCCAATGGGATTATCGTGACTTTTCAATAATGATTGATGATGGTGTTGATGATGATCCTGATGTTGGTGTTAGAAATGAGAAAGTCTTTGGGTATAGGATTTATTCTAGTGGTGGAGAAAAATACCTTAGTATATATCAAGGATTTAAGATATTGTCTAATGTAAAAAAGCTTAGAATAAAGATGCAAACAAATGGAACTGTTGGTGTATATTCTTCATATAATCTTACAGAGCAAGTATTTGTAGTTAACGGAACTGGAGTATAATATGAAACAAGTATCTATAAACGGGATTAATCTTATAAAGAAATATGAAGGTTGTAGACTTCAAGCATATTGGGACAAACATGGAAAAGTTTGGACTATTGGATATGGTCATACTAGAGGAGTTACCTCTGGTATGACTATAACTCAAAATGAAGCCATTAAATATTTAATCTCTGATTGCAAATATGCTGAGAATATTGTAAATAAGTATGATTCTGTTTATAGATGGAATCAAAATGAGTTTGATGCTCTAGTATCTTTTGCATTCAATGTTGGTGGCTTAAAGAAACTTACTGGAGATAAAACTAAGACTAAACAACAGATTGCTGAAGATTTTGTAAACTTCAATCATGCTGGTGGTTTAGTTCTTCCAGGTCTTACATTAAGAAGACGAGCTGAAGCCAAACTATTTACAACTCCAATGGAACCAGAAGCTAAAGAAGAGATTAAGAAAGGTTGGCAGAAAGATTCAAATAACAACTGGACTTATACTAACGATGATGGTTCACTTATGAAAGGTTGGAATGTTGTAAATAAACATTGGTACTATTTTAAAGAAGAAGATGGTATCATGGTTAAAGGTTGGAATAATATTAATAATCGTTGGTATTATATGGAAGAATCTGGAGACTTAGAGGGTGCACTGTATAAATCAGATGATACTGGTGCACAATCTATTTGGGAGGTATAATTAAATTATGGCTAATGAACGTAGATATTGTAGACTAGAAGACTGGGAAGGAAATGAATATAGCCTAGCAGGTTCTGGTGGACATGGTGGTGGAGGAGTTGGTGGTGAGATCTTAACTGCTGATAAGATTGAAACTGATAAGACTAAGATTAAACCAACAACTAAATTCTTTGCAAATGGTATTAAGATTGAAGATGCAAGATCTCAATCTGGTAAAGCTATTGTATTGGATTATAATATGACACCACTTCCAGCAGGACAACAGAATTTGTTATTCAAAGGATTATTTGATAATATTCCTCTTGGCAATATTTCTATAAATCTCAGGATGTTACCAATGTTCAGTAGAGAAGATTGGTTCAAACCAGAGTATAGAGGATTTCATAATCTTGAAGTTTTCGAAGTTTATATCAAATATTTTGATAATATCACTAAGCAATACAGTGAAGACATGATGGATATCAGAGGAATCGTCAAGATTGAGAACTTCAAAACATTCCCAATTGTTCCTATGAATACTATTTCTTGGAATACTGGAACAAATACAAGAAATGTTGTACCATTGGAATCTACTCAATATACACCACTTCAGTTACAGAATAAGAAGAACTATGGAGAGATTTCTATAGTATTGCCATTTATGACAAAGACATATTCAAAGAATTATTCTTGCGAGGTTACTATTGGTGCATTTAAAGAAGATAAACCTAAGTCTCAAGCAAGAGTATATGAATATGGTAGAGATGAAGGATTCTTACAGAATATCATGTTAGATTCTATATCTGTTACAAAGGCTGCTGGATCTGTTACCTCAGCTCCATACTTTGTATATGGTGGATATTAAAGAGGTGTATAGTGGAATATCATGAGTTAGATAAATATATAGAAAATATAAAGAATAGAATCAATAAAGAATTCTTTCGTAGATCATGTCAATATGGAGGAGTTTCAGAACATCAGATTCAATTCGATATTAAACCAGTACAAGGTCAAGCTATATTATCTGAACACAAGAATGAACTTACATCCAAACTTCTATTGATAAACGACTTCTCTAAAACAGAAGTCGAAATCAATAGAGGTAAGACTGAACCAACTGTAATTGATACAGTATTTGCAGAAGCTGGTGATGCTATATCTGAGTATGAGAAAGAACGAGTATATATTCCTAGAGATGAAGCTCTTAGCACTAGTTGTAGGGGTATGTGTACAGGAATGTGCTCTGGATCATGTTTTAACACATGTGATGGTTGTACAGGCTCGTGTGTTGGGTCTTGCTCAAGCTGTACTGGACATTGTTCATCATCTTGTGGTTCATCTTGTTCAACATCTTGTTCTGGAGGATGCTCTACAATCTGTCAAGGTGGATGTGGATCTTCATGTTCAGATACTTGTTCTTCTGCATGTAGTGGTGGGTGTAGCACTGGTTGTTCTGGATGTGCTGGATCTTGTCAAGGAAGATGCCAGGGAACATGTCAAACTGGTTGTGATACATCATGTACTGGAAATTGTGAAGGAACATGTGAGGGTGGTTGTTATCAAGGATGTACAGCACATTGTGCGGCTGGCTGTTCCGATCAATGTGAATCAAACTGCCAAGGATCATGTGAAGGTGGATGTAGAGGCAGTTGTTCAAAAGGTTCATCTAGAGGTGGTCCTGGTGATTATGTTAGACATAATCCAAATGGTGGAAGTAGCCGTGCTGGAAGAGGTAGATAAATAGATTGGAGAGATTATGAATTGTTCTGGATGTTCTGGTGGTTGTCATTCACAATGCACTGGATGTACAAATACATGTAGTGGATCTTGCCAATCTGGGTGTCAAGGTGCTTGCCAAGCTACATGTTCTAATGGATGTAAAGATGAATGTAGAAATACATGTTACACAAATTGTGTAAATAGTTGTAGAGGTCAATGTAACTCAAGTTGTTCTTTTGGATGTGATCTATCATGTTCTTCAACATGTTCTACAAGTTGTCAAACTACTTGTAATACAGGTTGTGAAGGACAATGTAATAGATTATGTATATCAACATCTGTAAATACTGTTACTAGACCATAAGAGAGGTTGTATGAAAATAACTGTAGAAAATTCTAAGATAGGAAAATTTGTTCAAATTCTTGGTGTTACCGATATTACTGAGAATTTAGAATATGGTGGTCCTATATTGTCTGTAATTGTAGATAATATAGATAAATCAATTGATGCTATTTATGAAGAATTAGATTTTGTTATTGATAAGATTACAGTATCAGAATCTGTTAATACTAATGATGGTATCGTTGATAATGAGGTTACTTCGTATGATAAATATCACAAATTATATCTCGCTAGTATAAACATTGGTGGGAATTACAAGGCTGCAAGTGGTAAATCTACGACATATGTGTTTGTTTAAATTTCGAAAGGAACATTAATGTTTACAGTTTTTAAAACTATAACTGAAGAAGAAAATGTAAGGTTGCAATCTGCTGAATATATGTCATCATCTTCTAGAAAAATAGTAGAGGTTACTTTGGAAGATGAAGATATTAATATTTCAACAGAAAGATTCAAGGTGTTACTAGATGACTATATTGACAAGAACGTAATGTACGAGTTTTTGAAGGACAAGTTGGCAAAGGATAATATTCCATATAATCTACTTGGTAAAGTAGATTGGAATTTAGATTTTGCTACAGCTAAACTTACCCTTACTTTTGAAAACGAAGATTACAAGAAGGAATTACTAGTTAACGGATATAAGGAAGAGGTGTAAGAAATACATGCAAGATAATAAAACCCTCAGTGTAATGAATAAGTATTATAATAATAAAAAAGACGAAGATTATAATACTTACTTGTCAAGGATGTCGGATTACATATTTGAAAATGGGAAAGGAAAAGGAGTGAACTCTAAATCTGTAACATTTCAAGTTACAGAATCCTGTAACCTGAATTGTTCATATTGTTATCAAACATGTAAGAGTTCTACCAGGTTAAAGATTAATGATGCTAAAAAATTTATTGATATTTTACTTAGTGATGATACTAGTAGAAATGATTACCTTAATCATAGCAATACGTCTGCTATTATTATAGACTTTATTGGTGGGGAACCATTTCTCGAAGTTGAGCTTATTGACCAGATTATATCATACTTTCTTAAAAAGTGTATAGAACTGAACCATCCATGGATGTATAATTTCATGATATCGGTTGGAACCAATGGTACTTTGTATTTTAGTGACAAAGTGCAGAAGTTCTTAAATAAGTATAAGGGTAGAGTATCGTTGGCTATAACAGTAGATGGAAACAAAGAATTGCACGACTCTTGTAGAGTATTCTATAACGGTAATGGATCTTATGACGTAGCTTCAAAAGCTGCTGTAGATTGGATGAATAAAACCGGAATGGGTGCAACGAAATTAACGATAGCACCAGAAAACGTAATGTTCTTGTCTGATGCTATTAAGAATATGATCAACTTAGGATTCACAAACATTAGCGAAAACTGTGTATTCGAAGATGTATGGAAAGTTGAACACGCTACAGAATTATACAAACAGTTGAAGAATCTTGCAGATTATCTTTTAGATAATGATCTGGAAGAAAAGATCGCTATTAGATTATTTGAACCAAATTCTTATAAACCAATGGACCCGTCTGAAAATGGAAACTGGTGTGGTGGAAATGGGCAGATGTTAGCACTTGATGTTAGAGGAGATATATTTAACTGTGTTAGATATATGCAATCTGCTTTAGGTGGAAAAAGGGAACCTTTAATAATAGGAGATGTTGAACACGGTATAGGTTGTTGTGCAAAAGATAGATGTAATATTTGCTCTATGCAATCTATTACAAGAAGATCTCAGAGTACAGATAAATGTTTCAACTGTCCTATTGCAGCTGGATGTGGTTGGTGCAGTGCATACAACTATCAACATACGGGTTCTGTAAATGAACGTGTTACCTCTACATGTGATACACATACAGCTGAAGCATTAGCTAATAATTACTATTGGAACAAATTGTTAATCAAACATAACGAGGATGTGAGAGCACCATTATTTGTTCCAAAAGAATGGGCTGAGAAGATTATTGGTTTAGAAGAATATGAAATGATTAGATCATTATCTGAATCTGATGCTATCATTGAATCGGAATGGTATGATAAATTCAAATAATCTAATGGGGTAATTGTATGCTTAAACCTTTAAACTTTGGTCAATACCAAGCACTTAAGAGATACTCTTTTAATCAAATGAATTCTTGGGCTGTATCTGTATACAAGTCTGGATTTGAAGATGGGATTGAGAGTTGTGAACAAGATGAAACTGTTCAAATGTTGGAATTTGATAAAGATTCTATGAGAGATTTTTTAAAGAGTGTAAATGGTGTTGATGACACTGTAATTGATAATATAATAAACGCATTTATAGAACGTGGAGAAAATTGCTACGCTGTAAATGAATGATTGGAGGATTAACAATGGGAAAAGTGTTAATGAGACCAGGTGGAGGATCATCGGATTTAGATGCAATAACAGCCAAAGCGTCAGACGTTTTGGCTGGTAAAGCTTTTGTTGGTTCCGATGGGGAAATACAATCTGGTACTATTCCTGATTTTACAACGAATAAACAAGGCACTGCTGGTGGTAAGACTATTCAGTTATTTGATAATCTTGAGAAAGATGGAAGTAATCTAGTTCTTAAAGTTACAGATGGTATGAAGACTGGATACATAAAGAATACTGATGTATTGGGCATATCTGGAGAGACTGCTGGTAATGCTGTTGCTAAGAATGTTGTTGTTGGAAATACTTTTACTTCTGCTGCTGGTGTAAAACTCGAAGGAGTTTTACCAAACAATTCGAATTCTAAGAAGTCTGATACTATTGAGGTTAAACAAGATGTTGTTCTTGTTAGAATTCCTAATGGTGCATATTTCAATGGTGCTGATGGAAAAGATCCATCTATCGAATTATCTAAACTTACTGTAGCTAAGATGGCTACAGACATGTTTGGTTTATCTGTAATAACAAATTTTAGGTTGGCTCAACTCTATTCTAACAGAGTTAGTATGACATGGAGATTGAGCCCAGATGAAAGACTGTCATACGATAAGAGCACTTTTGTAGATAGAAATACTAAAACCAGACATGGGCTATGTACAGGATTTAAGATAGATATTACTGCTGGAGGTCAATCTACCACATCCATTGTTCCATACAATCCAAACACTTCTATTTATGATTACACTAGTGATATTATACCACAAGGTAATGTTACAGTTATTATCACCCCATTCATTTCATTAGGTTTAAATGAAAAGCTGTATGGTGCTATGCAACAACAATCTATTGTATTGAATAATATTAATGGATCTCTTAGTATAGCAGATCGTGGTCCCACACACGCTGCTCAAAATGATGGTCAGATGACTGTACCTGCTGGTGTTAGATATATGGCATATGTTATGGTTGGTCATGGTTCTAACGGTAGTGATGGAAGACTGTTTACACATAACCATTCTGATGACTCATATATGGGTGGTGGTGGAGGAGCTGGTGGTAAGTTCAAAGAAGGACTTATTAAAGTAACTCCTGGAGAAACAATATCATATCATTTACCAGTTATGATGGGTTACGGTGGTCCTGGAACCATTGTTGTTGGGAATAATAGAATAGTTTTAACTGTTGAAGATGCTGGATATGTGCCATATTATAGAAGTGGTAATGATGATTTAAATACACCAGACGCTGCATCTGGAGGTTCTGGTGGTGGTGCTGGAGCATCTCAAAATGAAGGTTTTAGATTTGGTGGTAAAGGTGGATCTGATGGATCTAGTGGTCAATCTGTTCAATATGGTGGATCTCCAGGAACTGGTCAAGGTACAACAACACGTTCTAAACTAACCGGTGTGTTATACGCTGGTGGTGGAGGTGGTGGTGGAACCTACTACATAAGAAATGGTCAACCGTTTGTTAATAATGGTGGTGATGGTGGTGGAGGAGCTGGTGGATCAGCAGATGGTTCAGCTCTTAATGCAACTATAGGATTGGGTGCTGGTGGTGGAGGTGGTGGTAGATATGGTGCCAACATATTATACCGTGGCTCTAGAGGTGCTGGATCAGGTTCTTGTGGTTGTATCTACCTAGAATGGGGCGACCGTGTCACCGAAACTTATAAAAATGAAATTATGGCTATGGAAAGGGGATAGTGAATGTATAATAAAAGAGAATTTGCTGTAATAACTCCTGATGAAAATGGTGTTAATAACGTTGTAGGGGTTAGTATGTTCGAAGACCCAACTACAGCTAATAATTTTGTAAAGCTTATGTATGATGAACATTCATATGCTATTGACTGCTCACAATTTGCTATTGAATTACCAGCAGTATATAGAGATGGTGGATTTGTTCTCATTAAGAAGATTCCAAAGTTTGATACTGAAGGAAATATTTTAGAGTATGAGACAAAAGAATATCAAGCTCCTAGAGTTATTCCTCCACTTGAAATGATTGATAACTTACAGAAACAGAATAAAGAGTTGTTGTCAAATCTTGCCGATGTTATAGGAGGTGCTTTGAAATGATAAGTTCTTTAGAGAGACGAATTATTATTGAATCTCTTATTGAAAGATATAATGCTGGTGATGATATAACTGCAATCTTAAAGAGTTATACTAAGCTTACATTCTCTGAGAGAGAAGAGATCTATACTGAGATTACTGGACAGAAGATTCCTTATACTCTTAAAGAGATTAAAGAAGTTAAATTGGTTGAGTTTGCAGAAGCTTGCTCTAAAGCCATCGAAAATGGTACTGATGTAGACATTGATGGTAATACGGAGCATTTTTCATACAAACTAGCTACAGGAGATCAGACTAATATTGATAATCTCATGGTATCAGCAAGAACCACTGGAATGCCTCAACCATATCACGCTGATGGTAAAGATTGTAAGATGTATTCTGTTGAACAGATCTTCAATATCTATATGGCTCTTATGGCTAATAAGACAAATCAGACTACTTACTATAATCAATTAAAGCAATACATTCTCAATGAATTTACTACAGAAGATGATGTAAAGTTTGTTGAGAAGATTAAGTATGGTGATCAATTGGTTGGTAAGTATTATGATACTTATGTTGAGATTCTTAAACAGTCTACTTCTATCATGAATCAGTTCATTGCTAAGTATACTGCTGAACTTGCTGCTAGTAAGACGGTAACCAATCTTGGTGTAGGTATTAATAGAAGCAATCCTATTACTAACGAAGATTCTATTACTAGACAGAATTAATTTGGGGTGAGTATGAATAGTTTAGCAAGAAAAATCGTTTTGTTTTATGTAGGATTTTCCACATATATAATGATAGAAGTAATGTTTCATTCTAAGATGAGCTTATTTGAACCTGGTTGGTCTTATATAGCTTCTGGATTAATGGGTGCTACTGCATTCATGATTATAGACTCTTTTAATAACAGCATTTCTTGGGATATAGAATTTATAATTCAAATGGTTCTTGGTGGAGTTGTTGTTACATTTATAGAGTTTATTGTTGGATTAATTTCTGTATTCATCTTCCATTCTAGAATGTGGGATTATTCAGATATGCCAATGAATCTATATGGTATTATTTGTCCCCAGTTTACTATATTCTGGATACTATTATCAGCTATAGCAATTGTACTTGGAGATGTAATTAATTTCTTTATTTTCCAAGAAGGACCGCATCCATATTATATATTCTTTGGAAAGAAAATCTATTTATTTAAATTGAAATAATGTACATACTTAGATGGTCTTTTGATCATCTAAGTATTGTTTTATATAAACACTAACTATTAAAATATTAAAAACAAGGAGAAATATATATGGGAGATAATAACAATCTATATTATGAATCTGAGAATGGTGAAGCTTCTGTAAATATAGAAGGTTCTAATGGTAGAGAAAATAACGTAGCATCTCCAATAGATGTTGCTAATAATCATGCTTATAGAGATCCATATACTAATGAGATTCTTTATGGTAAAGCTGATTTATATAAATTGAATAAGACAATTGAACCTGGTGAGACTTATACTCTACCTGATGGTTTCCATGAAGGTACTATAATTAAAGCTAAAGATATTACAGATTTTACTTATGGTACAGCTACAGCAGCAGACATTGCTTTTAATAAGACTGCTTGGGTTAATGGTAAGAAAGTTGTTGGTACATCTAAAGCATCCAATATTCCTGAATTGTCTGCAACTGATGATGATGTTGTCGATGGTAAGACTTTTATTGGTAGAGATAGAACTCAAGCTACTGGTACTATAAGAAAGACTGTAGGTCATGGTAATGATAAGACCATTACAGAACCTATTAATCTTGATGGATACTATAAGGATGTAACAATTTCACCAATAGATATGAGTGAAGATGATGCAACTGCTGATCATTTATTATTGGGATATACTGCACATTCTAAAGGTAAGAAAATTGTTGGTACTATGCATTTAGGAGAAGAAGCAGCAGCAACAATATCAACCAGTAACCAAGCACAACCTGAAGATGTGTTGGAAACTAAAAGATTTGCCAGACCACAAGATGATGGTATGGATGTCATTATAGAAAATGGAAAAATGAAAGTCAATCCACCTCAAAATATCATATTGGATAATGGTGATTTGTATAATATTCCTAAAGGATACCATAATGGTACTGGGGTATTAACAGTACCAACATTAGCATCAAAAACTCCAGGTAATGCTACAAAATATGATTTACCAATAGGAAAAAAAGCATGGGTTTATGGTAAAGAAATTGTTGCAAATTACAAAAAAATTCCTGAACTTAATGATCTAAATAATGATAAAGAAAATGGTAAAATAGAAGTTCCAGCTGGAGATAAATATTCTAATTTTGATAATGGTATTACACTTGATTCAAGATTGAATAGAGAGATACTATTTGCAAATATTAACTATAGTGATCGTCGTGATAAATATAGTAAAAGAAATTTTGATGATGCAAGAGCTTTTGCTCAAGATCCAATCGCAACTTTTCCATTACTTAATTATATATTCGCACTACCATCATCGGCACGAGCATATGGTACTGTAAAAAATATAAATGGGAAAAATACTTTTGTTAGAAATACAAAAACTTTAGATCCACAATCATTATCTAGTATTATATATAATAAAAAATTGATATCTATTGATTGCGTTGCTGTTAATATATATCAAGATAAATCAACAAATAGTCTACTTTTTTCCGGATGGGCTAGATATGATGTATCATATTGGAATAATATAAACAGATTATCTTATGGAGATTTTATAGACTATTCTTTAAATAATACGAAAGTTTTATTTAATAAAATAAAAACTCCGGGAAACAGTGGTCTTAATGGATCTGCAAATATTATGATAACATTCAGTGAATTAAAATTTCACAATAATGATGATGGATTTGGAAATTTTTGTATAGGAATTTTCCCATATTTTGATAAAAGTATAAATGAATCATTTGAATCGTTTAGAAATTATAAACCTACAGAATTTTCAAGCGGTGATTCTGTCGATTCTCCAGTTTTTACACGTTTTAGTGTACTTCAAAATCTTGATGTTGAGGTTAAATTCTTTGGTATAAATTATGAAGAATAGAAAACAAAAGATGTCGGAGTATTTACAAAAATACTCCGATATTCCAAAAGATTATAATGAAAGACTAGATTATCTTTTATCATCATATAATCTATCTGATAATAGGATGATGGAATTGGTTGATAAGAAGAGGGTTATGGAATCTACAATGCAATACAACTCATTCAATGTCGTATTGTATGAAGATCCAGAAGGTGCAAAGAGACCAAGATTTAGAATAGTGAATAGAAAGAATTTATCTAATGTAGCAAAATCTAATTCGGATTTTATTCATGTATATTCACCTAATGCTGCTGAAGATAATGCCTATATGCATAGACTTATAGGATCGGAGTTGGATTACTTAGATTGGTTTATACAAACACCTTGTCAAGTAACAATAAATACATATTCCAAAACTCCTTCTTATTTTAATCAAGTTGATACAATCTTAGCAGAGATTGGATTACATAGACCAATACCAAAACCAGACTGGGATAATATTGGTAAAAAGTATTCAGATATGTTTAATGCAAATATCTGGTTGGATGACCAGTTGGTTACAGATGGATCTGTTCATAAATACTATTCTATATTACCTAGAGTAGAGATCTATATTAGATATCTGAATTGTGTTACAAATATATACAATTATAATCAGATAACTAATAGAAAAGACTACAATAACAATTATCCAATACAATATTTGGATAAGGGGGGATTTTTAGTATGATTTTGAAACAAGAACACGAAACTATAAATGTTATTAAGTATCTTGAAAACAAACTTGCTCTTATAGAGGACTTTGAGCAAGAGTTTATAGATACTTTAAAAAGTAAAGTGGATATTGATAATGTGAATGTATATCAAAGATTTACGGCAACTATTGTTGCTAAGAATGAACATGATGATATCCACTACAACACTTATGTTTCGTTAAGAGAAGTGTTGTTGAAACACATCACTGATCAGAATGCTTTGGAATATATTAGATCTATGGATTTCATTAAAATGATTTGTAAAATTCTATCTTTTGGAAAAGGAAAGTTTTCTATTGCTTTATTCTAAGAATTGTCCCATAGTTGGTTTTCCAACTATGGGATAAAAACTTTATTATAATTAAAATAGGAAGGTGTTTATAAATGGATATTAGTTTCAAGTACAATGAAATACCACCATTTGCTAAAAGAGATGGAGATAAGTTGTTATTCTCTGGGGATGGATATATAGAATACTATATACCAGACGAATACTTCGGATCAAAATCTTCTACTATAGAAGGTTCTTATTTAAGAATTCTAGGATCTTTTAACTATAGAATCTTCTCCGAGAGTGGTAAGCCTGGTAAGTTGAAAGAGTTTAATTATCCAACTCTTTTTATGTGTAAACCTGGTAAGATTGAAAGAGGTGTTAAACTCCAATTAGATTCTCATTTGGATGAGATGACTTATGGGGTATTAAGATTCTTCGATGGTGATGAGTTAATATCTAGACTACATACCGAGCAGTATATTGATAATGTATCAGAGTTGTTTAGATTACATTTAAGAACAGGTAATGTACCAAACTCTATTCCTTATGATACATTATATAGCTTCCCATTTGAATCAATGGAATTGAATGGTGGTAAGTTTGCAGTACATTCACAAGCAATGGGATTAATGTACTCTAAGATTTGTAGAGATCCTGATGATATCAATAAACCATTTAGATTATCTAAAGCTATAGATAAATCTATGCAAGGATATCATCCAATTTCTATTAAGAGAGCCGCTAAGTTAATCTCACCATTCGTTGCTATGACAGCAGAAAATATTGATGAGTCTATCATGGTTGCTGTTATGATGTCTGATGATGAGAAGACTGGAAAGGCTAAGCATAAGGAATCTCCATTAGAGAGAATCATGACCATGTAACAACCAATTTTAACATAACATTAAATATCTATAGCGGATATTAATAAATATTTTAAAATATTTGGTAAAATCCTAGAATAATTTTAAGGAGGATAAACAAGTAATGTATGCAGGAACAAAAATAAATATACATGAAGTTTTGCAGAAACGTAAGATTGCTACTCTTACAGATGAATCCATTCCATTGTTTTTGTGTATCTTCTCTTCCGATAAGGGAACTGAGAATATTACAAACTTTACAAAAGATGAGTTCTTACAGATGTATGGAACAAAGGCAGACTTTTTCAAGTATGGTCAGCCATTGATTCAGGCTCATGCTATTGTAAAGGCTGGTGGTAGAATTCTTGCAAAGCGAATTGTATCAGAGACAGCGACATTAGCTAACGCTGTTGTCTATGCAAACGTAACTACAGAGCAGAAGGATAAGACTACTGCTGATGGTAAGCAGATCTATCTGAAGGATACTGGTGAAGAGACTGAGGAAGTAACAGCTACAAAGGCTACAGTAAACTTTGCTAAGGTTAAGTATACTGTATCAACTGTAGAGAATGCTAAGACTCTTGATGAAGTATTGGTTAAGGCTGAGGAAGGAAAGACTGATAGCAAGTTCCCATTATTCGTTATCTGTGATAACGGTAGAGGAAAGAGTATCAAGAAGTTCCGAATCACTCCAGACTACGATGTTTCTAAGAGCACCAACTTCATGATCTATAATCTTCAGGATATTGAAGATAATATCGTTATGGAGAATGCTAGATTCTCTGCTTATCCTGATGGAATCTCTAACTACTCTGGAAACAGCAGAAACTTCAGTATGACTGAATCTACATCTTATCAGTTCGCTACTCAGTATTCTGCACTTGGAACAGCAGCTTATGTAAAGAAGCTTGTTGAGATCACTGGATATTCTGAGGCAGAGATCTATGCTTTAGACTTTATCTTTGGTAAGACTAATAGAGCTAAGGATATTCCTGGAATCGTTATTGATAACGAGTCTACTGATGCTGTAGTATTGAATTCTACTTATGGAATTCCTCTTCAGTCTGGAACTAATGGAGCATTTGATGATGCACCATTCCCTGGCAATAAGGCAACCGCTGCTTGGACAAGTGAAGCTTCTCAGTTCTTATCTGGTGATGTTGATGCATCTATCTGGGATCTTGACCAGTACAAGATTGACTATTGCTGCGATGCTAACTATCCTTTAGAGGTTAAGAGTAAGCTTGCTCAGTTAGCAAACTGGAGACAGGATTTCTACTATTTCCGTGACTTGGGAACAGAGATCAGAAGTCTTCAGGATGTTGTAGAATATGTAAAGAAGCCGGAAATCACTAAGTCTCCATTCGCTGGAGATTATATGACTTGCTATGATATCATTGATCGTGATTCTAAGAAGCAGGTTCGTGTTACTATGATTCATGGATTGGCTCCGTTGCTGGTTAAGCATTATACCACTAACGTTGCTGCTCCAATCGCTGGTGAGTTTAACAAGATCACTATTACTGAGGCTATTGAGGGAACAATGACCTTTACTCCGAGAATTACTCCGAAGGTTAACCAGAAAGAGATTCTTGATGAGCTTAAGATCAACTACGCTAACTACTCTTCCGAGGGTGTGTTAACAGTATTGTCTACTTATACATCTCAGGATCATGCTGGTCCTCTGTCTTACTCTTCCAATGTAATTGTAACTCAGATGTGTATTAAGGATATCAGACGTTATACTCCGAAGATCAGATTCATGCTTATGGATGCTGCTGGTGATAGTAACGTTGTAGACTTCAACAAGTACAGAGAGCTTATCGTGGATAACGTAATCACTAAGTACAAGAAGTTCTTCAAGTCTATTGATATGGTATATACAAGAGATGATGAGATGATTGCTAATAAGATCTTCAATGCTTCTCTGTATTGCTACTATAAGGACTTCCCACAGGGAGAGATCTTCGACGTATTTGCTGTAGAAGGTAGTCCAGATAATACAACTTCTGTAACTACCGCATCAATCAATGTATAATGGGGGTAATTAAAAATATATGACTGGTTTAAATTATATTAAATTGCCAAGAAACGTAACGGAATACACACTGATGAAAGGTGTTACAGACTTCTCAAACCTTAAGCAGTTTGACTTGTTCGAGACTGGTTATTCTTTTATCACTGTAGTATCTGTTCCTAAGTTCATGGAAATTCTTGGACAACAGGATGCAAGAGTAAAGAACCTTCAGGATGGTGTAACTCACATCATCGAGGGTGAGTTTAAGGGATTATCTGGAATTCCTGATATCAGTGCAAACGCTGGAAGTATCAGTAACGGTAACAACGAAATGCAGTTGATTAACAACGTTACTATGGATACATCTATCCAGGTTGATATGAGCTTCTATGAGAGATCTGGTTCTCTGTTAACCAACTATCTCACATACTACCTTACTGGTATCAAAGATCCTAATACCAAGGCTAAGACTTATCATGGTCTTATCGAGAATGGTATTATCACCGATCCGGGTTCTGATTATGAGACTTTCACTTTCTTGTATTATGTAACTGATAATACTTGTAGAAAGATTGAGAAGGCTTTCTTGTTGGCTAATGCTCAGCCGACATCTGCTCCTCTTGGAAATATGTATAACTCTACCAAGGGTTCTATCGACTTCCAGGAAATCAGCATTAACTTCAACTGTTTCCCAATCATGGGTGATACTGTTAATAAGTATGCTGCTATGCTGTTACAGAACGATCTGTCTACCAATACTAATAGACGTCTTGTATTAGACTCTAATGAGTATAGATATGATGTTTACGGCAGCAAGGTTGAGAACAACGGTATGATCTCTAATATCGTTACCAACCAGACTCTTGCTAATACTGTAAAGAACTTATATAAGGCTTAAGATAAATATTAGTGTAGTAGAGATTCATTCTCTACTACATTAATTTCTATATTCTAAACATGATTATAATCAATATAACAGAAGTGTGGAGAATAAAATGGCTGATGTAAATAAGAAAATAAATAACAAGTTAGATACATTGGAAGATAGGATAGACGATCTATACTCTTCCACGTATCATACTTCTACTGTTCAAGATAAGATATATGACACTGTAATGGCTTCGTTAGATGACTCTATTTTGAAGTCTACTGGTGGGGATGATACTTATCAGAACTTGTCTAATATATCAAGATTATACCAGAAGCTTTCTAAGAATATTACTGATGATTCTATAACAACTAATTTTGGTAAGGGTAATGATAAAGATATTGCATCATTATTCCAATCACCTGAATTGGTTGGTAATATTATTGATACATATGCTAAGTCTAAGTGGGTTAAAGAATTGGATAACGAATTTGACGTTATCTGTAAATATATGCCTAAACTTCAAACAGCATTAGATATCAAGAAAGATGCTGTATTATGTTCTGATTCATATTCTAAAGAGTTTGCTCGTATTGTTCCTAAGAATGATACTCAGCAATCTTCTAAGAAGATTGTATTAGAGAATAATATTGAGAATCTTAAAAAGAAATATGATTTGGAGAATAGAATTGAAAAGTGGTATGATACCACTTCTAAATACGGCGAAGATCTTGTATATTGTGTACCATATGATGTAGCTTTAAAGAAGCTTATGGAAAGAAAAGTTGGTAATGGTGGATACTCTTCTGTATCAGAATCTGTTGTTGATGCTAAAGGTGATATTATAAACGTAAAGAATGTAAAGACTAAGGCTGAAGTAAAAGATGCTCAGATTAGGATTACATTTGATAAGTCTAATATATTAAAAGAAGCTATTGATAATAACTCTGTAATCAGAAAAGCTATCTCTAATCAATTACTTACTGGATTATGTGAAAGCTTTAATGAAGCTGCTATTTTAGAAGCTCATAATGGAGATAGTACAACTTATGATCAGCATATTAGTAAGATCAATGGCGATAATACATTAACCTTTGATAAGACTATTCCTGATGATGATCTTAAGATTGAAGATTATGATAAGACTGCTGCTTCTGGGTTGTATGATAATAAGGTTGAGAAAGTTGGAAAGATTAAAGCTTCTGGAGCTGTATTGAGAAGTATTGACCATAGTAAGTTTATCCCTATTTATATTGAGGATACTTTCTTTGGTGGATATTATATTGAGTTTGATATTGATAGTTTAGCTAATATTGATAATTCAATCTCTCAGAATACTATGAATGATGGTAGCGTAAACTCTATCTTCAATGCTAAACAGTCTAGTGATTCTATGTCTGGAGATGCTTTACTAAAGACTGTATCTTCTAAGATTTCAAATGCTATTGATACAACCTTCATAAATGCTAATACGGATTTATCTAAAGAGATTTATCTTATGCTCAAGTATAATGATAAATATAATATCTCAAATTCTTCCTTAGATATGAATATTACATTTATTCCTGCTGATGATATTCACCATCTTAAGTTTAAAGAAGATCCAGTTTCTCATAGAGGAATCTCTGATCTTTGGGACTCTTTAGTATCTGCTAAACAGTGGATTCTTCTTAATACTACAACTGTACTTGGACAATCTATCAGAGGTTATGATAGACGTGTTTATTATGTAAAGCAATCTCTCGATACTAACGTTGCTCAATCTTTGTTGAATGTAATCTCTCAAATTAAGAAGGGTAACTTTGGTATTCGTCAAATGGAGAGTGTTAATAATATCTTAGGAATGCTTGGAAGATTCAACGACTTTGTTATTCCTATGGGTCCAAGTGGAGATGCACCAATTCAGTTTGATACTATGCCTGGACAACAGTTTGAATTCCCTTCAGATACAATGCAGAATCTGGAAGAGTCTGCTATCAATGCTACTGGAGTTCCTACTGAGATTGTAAACTCTTCTACAGGAATGGACTTCGCTGTTAGATATACAATGACTAACGCTAAGCTATTAAGAAACGTATTAAAGAGACAAGCTATTATAGAATACTTCTGTAGTAAGATTATTACAAAGCTTTACTTCTTTGAATACGGTGAGTATGAAGAACTTGAATTGAAGTTACCAATCCCAGCATTCTTATCTATTACTCAGGGACAACAGTTATTACAGACTGTTGCTCAGTATGCTGATACCAGAGTTGAGATTGATATGAACGGTGAACCTGATGAAGCTAAAGCTATCTTTAAGAAAGCTCTTATCAATAAGATTATTCCTGGATATATTTCTGAGGAAGAGGTTGAACAGATTAAGAGTAGAGTTAAGATGGAACTTAATATTGCCAACACTGGTAATGATAGCGGTGGTGGTGGAGACGATAACTACTAATACAGAAAATATCCCTATACAGCTAAGATGCTGTATAGGGAATTGTATTGTACATTATATTTATATCAAGATTCAATTTCTTTTTATGAACAATAAATCTTACTAAGTGAACATCATTGTTCTTATATAATCTTAAAGAACAGCCATCACCTTTGTTCATTGGTAATAACCACTTTGCTACATAAACAATGAAGTTTCTATACCCTTCTCCAGTATATAACAATGGAGACATTTCTGTTGATGAACTAGCTTCAATGAAGCCTGGGATGAGAAAACAATCATCTTCTTTAGAGATACACTGATGGTTGTTCATTATTGCATGATAGACTCCATAAGTCTTCTCTAAGTTCGATAACTCTATGTTCCTGCCTATGTAATATAATCCATTATCAACGTTTTCCTTTTCTGAATCTTCTTTTAGATTCAAGAATGTATTAATTACACCACCAAAGATGTGATTATATACAATAGGAATATTTATAACAGATAATACAGAAGCATCATAACTTCTCATCACAATAGTTCCAGGAAGGTGTATGAATACACCTTCTGTTTTTATAAATCCAGCACAAGATTTTACAATGGATTGTACATATGTGACAAATTCTATTATATTATTCATTTAGATAAATGCCCTTTCTTCGATCTTTTTAATGATATCATTTTTGATATTACTATCTAGTACATCATTAAATCTGATAGAAACTTCATCACTGTAATCTCTAGATACAAACTCAATTCCATCAATCTCTTTACAATTTGTAAAGTAGATTGCTTCATCATGATCTAATGGTTTTCCATATCCTCCAAACTTACTAAAGAACTCTCTTACATCACTAAGCATTTCTTTGAAAGTTGCAAGATTAAACCACTTCTTAAAGAATGTAAGCATGTTACCTGTCATAAGATTCTCTAAGAATTCACCACCTCTACTATATCTAGAGATATCCATCTCTTCATCTGCTGAAGTATACATGTCTGTATGTTCCATATTACTAATCTGCTTATCAATAATAATCTTACCAATCTGAGTATTAGAAGCTATATTATTCTCTTCAATAATAGATGGATAAAGTTTAGCATAGTCGAAGTCAACAAGATTATCTGCAATATGAGTTGGATGTCCATTTACTTCGATATATACACTCTTATCATTATGAGTTGGATCTCCAACCATAGCTCCTGGGAATTTACCAGTAGTTGCCCCAACAATGTTTCTATTATTACCTAAGATAAATCCCATATCATAATAATCTCTATAGAATCTATTCTTAAGATATACAGACTGTCTATGAACCTTCTCAAATCTAGTATTATTAACTAACGCTTTCGTTAATATATACTCACAATCTTGAGACTTTCTTTCAATACAATGCTGAACAATTGTATCAATGATATTATAATAAGAGAATAGTTTAAAATCAAGATATGGAAACATCTTAAAGTTTGTTGTGATATGAGAATAATCCAACTTGTTAACACCAGCAACAATCTCACCAACATCATCCAACTTATTACTTTTAAGAGCATGTTTACCTTTACGTCTAGATGCAAAGTGAATCATTTGATCAATCCAAACAATAAGAGATGCAACCTTAACAAAGTCTCCACGTTCTTCCGTATTGTTTAGATTATTTATATCTACATAATACTTCAAGAACTTTACAGGAATCCTATCATCACAAATGATATTTAAAACCTCTTGAGGATCGTCTGTTAATTTTACTATTCTATCAATGATATAATTCAAGTCGAAGTTCATATTATATATCAACAACATATCTGGACTTGTTTCATTAACTACATTAAACAAAGTCCTAATCAACTCAATCTCACTATCAAAGAATAGAATCTTATATTCGAATTTATCAACTCCATACTTCTTAGCCATTCCTTCTCCACCAACAGCTTTGATAACAAAGTTTCTTAATTCATCATAAGCTTTCTGATGTTTAAAAGATTCTCTATATTCTGGAATCAATACATTCTTCTTTTCATTCAATATGAATTGATAAGATACATTATTCCCAGCATCTAAATATGATACCATATTAATCGGACATTCACCAGATGGTGGAAAGTCTAATATAGAATAAGTACCATCAACCTCTATATCTAAGAAACCTTTATTAATCTTAAATGTATTATTTGTATAAGACTTTCTAAAAGCTTCTCTATAGAAATCATCAATATGAACATCAGAACCTAATATCATTGGTTCTAAATGTAATGCCTTATTTGCAGAACTATTTCTATTCCTGATATTATCATAGAATATATCTAGTTTACCAGTCAATGTTGCTATTACCTTTAACAACTCTGAATATTTACAAGTAATAGGTTCAACATTATCCTTTTCTGTAAATGCTAATACATACTCTGGAACTTGATAACCTTCTTTTAATCTATAAAAAGTAAACTCTGGTTTATCAATAATATGATGCTTCTTCTTACCAGTTTTATTATCTCTAAAAACTATATACATAAAATCTACAAGATCTCTATTACCAGATTCATTCTCAACATATTCTTTTATATAAGAACAATTTAAAATTGTTATATCAGAACCTTTAGGATAACCAGGTATTAATAATTCATACTCCTCACCAATTTTTATATCCATCTTCGCTTTAGCCATGAAATACCCACCTTCCACACATATTTAACATACTTATACTAATAAGTTTTGCCTATTGTATTTATTGATATAAGGCACATTTAGGTAATAAAAAGAAAAAGGAGACAAAAATAAAAATGGATATAAATTTTCCAAATCCACCTTCTTATAGTAGTGGACAAAATGAAAATTATTACAGACCACAACAGTCTGTAGTTGCGTATGATCAGTTTGGTAATCAGATTCAAGTAGAGAGTTATGAACCTCAGAGAGCACCACAAGTAGAACCGGCTCATAATACTGGAGTATCTTTTGGTAATCTTATTGGTAAGGATGTTTATGTTGATGCTAACCCAATGCCAATTATCACTGATAAAGGAGATACTGCTCTTAAGGTAAAAACTAAAAAGAAGAAATCATCTGATAGCAGTGACGATAAAGATAATGCTGTAGTAAACTCTAAAGAGATTGTTGAATCTACAGTATATGGTGATGTGTATAATAATACCAATAATATGGCTTATGGTATTATTAACCAAGCTGATGAGATCTTAGCAAATGCTAAGAATGAGTTTGATTATATCAGAACTCGTCAGAATATGAAGGGTAAGTACATGTATATGACAAACATGATCTCTTCTATGTCTTCTCTGATGGCTACAAAGTTGCAAGCTATTAAGGAAATTAATACCAATATTACTAAGTCTAATGAAATGGAATATCGTAGATTTAAGGATAATAGAGCATTATTGCAGACTGATGATAATAAGATGATTATGGATGCTTATAGTGCATTCATCAATACTCCTGTTGGAGCTAACTCTACATACTCTCAACCAACAACTAAGGAACTTACCATGGCTGTTACAGGAATGATTCCTGCTGATAGAGTTGCTAATGATACATCTGTTGTAGCATTAACGACTTCTGATCCCGGTTTAACAAGCTACCTTAATAATATTACTCCAGAAGAGAATAGAATGCTCAATGAAGGAAATCCTGATATTGAAGAGGTAATCATTTATGACCAGGAGTCTGGAATGAAATACTTCAAGTGGATTAACTTGAAGACAAATCAACCAGTTCCAAACATGCCTGAATCTTCCGATATTCTTATTGAAGATTATGTAATTGATCCTCGCACAAGAACTGCAAAGAATACTAACCTTAGAGATGTAAAGAAGGTTATCTATGTAAATGAGGATAAATTCAATAATTATTAAAAAATAAATCCAGTAGGTGAATTTCACCTACTGGACATTTTTACTCAAAACTAATTCCATTCTTTGTACAGATAATCTTAGAAACAGATTGTGTATCAAATTCATTATTATGTGATACCATAATACATTGCTCAGCTTTAGTAATATCCAATAGATAATTTAAAGCTGTAATGAATCCATATCTATTCTCTGTATCTAATCCACCATCAATCTCATCTAATCTAAATAGATTATATTTAGTAGACATTCTTAGCATAGATGCACAATTAAATACTAAACCAATCATACATTTCTGTGCAGTAGAACCATTAGAGATATCTGGAACAACCATACCAAATGGACCAATGAATGGGATAGAGAAATCCTTCTCACCAATTACTGGTAATTGTAATGTAAGACTACCATCAAACATGTACTTCAATAATGAATTACATGTACTAATGATATCATTCATATACATCTTTACATACTCTGCTTGGATACTAGAACCACTGGTTTGAGAACATAAGTTTCTGATGAAATTCATCTTCTCATATTCAACCTTAAGAGATTCTACTTCATGTTTATAATCTCTAAGATTAGAAATTTTGATATTCTGTTCAGCAATTGTATTGTTCAGAATATCAATACTATTATTGTATCCATCAAGTTCTGTATGAAGTTCTTCAATTCTATCAACCTTATCTTTGATAGATTTGATATTATCCTTTATGGTTGCATACTCTGATCTAATTCTATCCATATCATTATCTAAAGATTGTTTTATATCATACAATCCTAAGATATATTCAAGATCAGCTTTTCTCTTTTCAAAGTTATCAAGAATCTCTTTATAATGAACTATTGTAGAAGTTATCTTTGTAGTCTTCTCATTAGTTTCATTAAGTTTATCCATAAGATTAGATACAGTTTCTGTAATAGAATCTATATCAGACTTATTCTTTAGATTAGCTTCATACTTTGCTTTAAGCTTAATATACTCATCCATGAGGATATTATAATTATTCACATCCTCAGTCATAGCATATAGACTATTAGCAACTTTGATTTCATCATCTAACGTATATAGATCAATCAATCTTGTAAGAAGTTTCTTTCTATTGTTCATCCATTTAAGATTATCAAACTTTTCAATTATGGATGAAGATCTATCAATGAAACTTAATGCTTTGGTAATAGCTCTAAAGATATCAATGGCTTCATTACATTTTTCAAGATTGATATTCTTCTCTTTGATAGTTTCTAAAGTTGAAACAGTTGTATTTAAAACTCTATCAATCTCTTCATCAATAGAAACGTTCTTATATCTATTAGATACATCAACCAATTCTTTAATAAAGATACAAGTATCATCTTTACATGTCTTAGGTCTCTGACCTAATAATTTAATAGACTTTTGATCTTCCTCCAAACTTTCCTGAGTTCTCTTCAAATTGGATACTTTCAACTCTAAAGACATAATCTCGTCCTTTAGAGATATGATGTACTCATCTAAAGATAGTTCATTAGAGATACATTCGATAGCAAACTTATATGAATTCATATTTGCATCTTTCAATGGAAGTATAACATACTTGAAGTTTGTAAGATTGTTAACCAAGTCGATTACATCTTTATTGCCAATCTTACTAAGAGCTGTTATTACTTCTTTACCAATCTTATCTTCATATAGTTTGATATCATTATCCAATACATCAAGTCTATCAACAATAGTCGCATCATAATCCTCAGATACTAACTTCTCTAATTTCATATTATTAGAAGCGATATCTGATTGGATAGTTTCTATATACATAGATAAAGATTTTAACTCAGTAGAAGCATCACTTAGTTCTTTATTTACTTTATCTATATTACTATTTACAGAATCTAATTCACTCTTAAAATCTCCACCAGTATGAGTCTTTGCAAACCTTTCAATATTATTATCATTGATAGATATCTTAGCTTTAACCTCTTTAAGATCTTCTACAATCTTATTGTAAGATTCTTGAATCTGTCCACTTGGATCAAGCATCTTTATTATGGCTTCATTAGACGCTATCTCTTTTAATGTACTATCTTTCTTATCTTGCAACTCTTTAACTTCATTCATATTAGACTCTAAATCTACTTCAAGAGATTCACCATCTCCCATATTGTAGATTCTATTGTTAAGATTTGCAATATCAGCTTTCTGTAATGAAACAACTTTAGATATTGATTTAAAGATGTTATTAAACGTTTCCACTGACCCTATAAAGGATGATAGATATTTTCTCCTCTCAGAAGGAGTCATGTCTATCAAACCACGGTTTTCCGATGTTATAGAAGACATCTCTAAATACGTTGGATTGATTCCAAACAAATCATCTCTAAATTCTTTAAAAGATGATACATTACCATTTGGATTATATTCCACTCCATCTTTCTCTATATAAGCTTTAGTTGTTCTTGATGTTCTATTATCATTAACAACAGACTTAATCAGAACTTTATATACAGAACCTTCATCATCAATATAATGAAGCTCTTTCTCAGCAGGATATTCAACAATATGCTGAACTCCTCTATCATCAACGATTACATCAGTTCTAAATGACTCTGATGTATCTGGGTTTGGAACCATAGTAGTTAGTAATGTTGATTTACCAGTACCATTAGCCCCTTGAATCAATATGATTCTATTTGTCAATTTATCAAATGGAATTACTATTTCATCTAACCCCATTCCTTGTAAGATATTTACATATCCTTTTAATCTAAAATACACTAGTCTCATACACTCACCTCTTTACTAAAAATAATACACCATGAAGGTGTATTATCAAGTTACTTGAATAGTATATCCATATCCTCAAGATGGATATCTATCTTAAGTTTCTTACATAATCTAATAAGACCTAGAGTAAGAGTAATCCTATTATCTACACTCTCTTTTCCAATGACCCTATAGAATGTACCTTGGTTAATACCGAGATAGTCACACATCTCTGTTACCATTGTAAAGCCTAATTCTTTTCTAAATTTGTCATAGATTTGTCTTTTCAACTTTACAGAATATTCCAAACTTAGTAATTCTAAAACCATAATAAAATACTTCCTTTCTATATTCTTTTGTAATTGTTTCATATATATAATATCTAAACATTACTAGAATTAGAAAAAAAGAAAAATAAAAGAGGTAGCGAAATTAATCGCTACCTCAAGCCGGGTTCGATGTACTTTCACTCTTTGAAGAGGTACATCACATATTTTATCAAACAGGGATCGAGAGCCATTTTTTAAAGGTTGATTATGGTATTTGATAAAACAAACACACTGGAAATTTTTTGGAGACTGCGATCCCTATTTTTATATAATTGTTATACGAGTTTTAATTTATTATTCCTCGTATAGAGCATCTTTTAATATGGAACCATTGGCAAATGATTCTCTAAGAGAAGAGATACTCTTACAATTCTTCTCAAATGTCATAGACAAAATCTTTGCATCATTCTCTGCATCTGGTAATAAAATTTGAGCAATATCCAAAGAAGAAGCTTCGAAATACTTCTTAATGTAGATATGGATAAAGCTATATACAGAATACAGAATGGTGAGATCATAAGTTGGAACATAGAGCTTACACTCCGAATCATTCTTATTTCCAACAGTGATCATCTTGTCAGACAAATTATAAGACAAGTTTGGGTCCATATTAGCAATATCGAAGTAGATACTCTTTAAAGTATTTACAACGTAATGGATATCCAAATCTTGACTAAGACTGAAGATTGCCTTTGGTACAACTACCAATGTAGCTACAGCAGGACCAGTCTTATCATCCTTAGTAACAATTGTTGGTAGTTTTAATACAGCAGGTTTATCAGAACTTGTTACTGCAATATACAGTGGGTTAAAGATATCATGTGTACTGGTAAGAACGAGAGAGTCTACATCAACAGTCTCATCCTTTTCAGCAATGAATCTCAAATGTCTATCCAATCCAATACTAATAAAGTCTGGAATGGAGGTTATATCATTGAGCAACATATTGTCAAAATAATGTGAGCTTAGCACATTAAGTTGACCTGTAAATGACGCCATTATATCGAATACATGTGCCATACAATTTCCCCCTAAATCAAGTTCCAGGTTGGTGCATAGGAAATGTCTTTATATTTCATTGTAGACTTTAATCCTTCTGCAACAACCTTACAGTCAATATAAATATTCTTATTGGTATACGATATCTCAGTAAACTCATATTCAACTCCATTTACAATTACAACACCCGGAATGAACTGTCTACTGATCTTCGCTTCCATATTTTCTCTAGCAGCTCTTTGAAGATCTGAATAGAGAAAATACAAATAAGGATCGTTCATAAGTTATCCTCCTATTCTTCATCAATTTCTTCTTCGTCGATATTATCATCATAAATAACCGACTTTATAGAATCGTTGTCAATAACTGCACCGAGTCCATAATCTATGATTCCATTGATATCAAGAATACCATCTATGAATGTAGTATGTTCAGCTATAGTCTCCTTAACCATATCATCCTTTACATATTCATATGCCAATTCAGGCTTCTTATCAAACGTAATCCCTTCAATAACACCATTGTTCGTATTAGCTTCTTGTCTAATACGAGAATAGTGATCTTCCCATCCATTAGTCTCTTGATATTGAGCAAATTGTCCATTGATAGTTTCTACCATAGGACACAATACTCCAGACAAACCAGGATCAGAAGAAGATGATGCATCTAAGTCCAATCTTCCAATATGTGATGGATCTACATAACGATAGATGATTGGAACTGCTGATTTACCACCCTGTTCACCAATACCAGAGATTCCCTTATATGTGTAAGATAATGCTAGCTCTGCATCATTATCATTTACTAAATCTACATAAGGTGCCAGGTTTGATGTGTTGATGTTCTTAATGATATATGCAGGATCTGTATTGATTACTCTTACAATATCATTGAACGTTACATTCTTTCCCTTATCAGAAATTCTGTATATACCTGTAGATAATTTAGCAGCATAGATATATGGTAAATACTCATCTGCCATTCTAATTCTCTTAGTAGATATATCCAGATTATCTTTCTTTCTCAAGAATGCGAATTCTCTCATCATCCATCTAAGAATACAATAAGAATCTTTCTTATCTTCATATGGAAGATTGATAGATTCCTTTGTTCTAATATCATAGATAGATTCAAATGAATCCAATACTGGAATTCCCTTATCCAAAGATGGGGAAGAGAAGTCTGATCCAAGAGATATATTCCAATATCTAGGATCAAAGATATCTTGGAAGTCTACAAACTTCTTTGCATTCTTCAGCAATGTATAACAGAAAGATTGTGTAATCTTATCATTGTCATATATATGCTTAGGTACAGATATCATAATCTTACTAGTGTTAGTGATTATGTTGTAGTGTGTAGTTGTAGGGAATATCAAATTCTGAGCTAACTGTTTCTTTGTTACCCCCTCTGGAATCTTAGTGATATAAATCTGATCAATTCCAAGATGTTCAGTTGCACCATAAATACCATATCTTCCAAGAATAAACTTAATAGCTTCAGTCTTCTTCTTAAAGATATATGTAGTGTATAATGCACACTTAAGTGGACCTTCTCCAAGAGCTTCCACATCATGATACTCTTTATACAGTTTAATTGGCATAAACTGAGTCTTTAGAGTAACACTTTGAATCTTACTGTTGTTGGAAGTAGCATTGTTATATGTACTACCATCAACAATTTGATACATTGGGCAATAGTAATTTCCACCAATTCTAAAGTAATACTTATCTACGTAGATTGGTAGAATGATTAACGATTGCACTTTACCTTCTGTCTGTTCCGGAAGTTTAGTTCTACTATTAATCATGATCTTATCCTTCGGAACATTCAGTTTGATGTAATAGGTTACCTTAAGTAACATGATATCAGAATCTTTAATCTCAATGAAATCATATTGATTTTGACCCTTGTCCTTAGTCTTCCTACTATAGTAATTCCTTAGAGTATTCTGCACCTTGTCATAATCTGTAATCACTTCAAAGTCTAATACATCTAAGATGAAATACTTATCTCTTTTACAAGATAGAATAACCTTCTTAATACCTTCAATGATATCATTGTTATCTCTACGAAACAATTCTTTATTGAATTTAGGTCTAGTCTGGTCATTAAAATCCCTCATAAATTTATCTATATGAGGTCTATCATTTGCCATTTCCACATACTGCATATTTGTAGTATCATAGTATTGTGGTTCTGGTGTCATGATGTTATTATTTCCCATATTATAATATGGGAAATTTTGTGCATCATAATTGTTCATTATCATATTGGTCACCCGTTAATATAACTCTAACTTCCTTTCCCATTCTATTAGGAACGTTATCAGATGCATCTCTTAACACAAGCTCCACTTCCATATCAAGATTCTTAGATATAGAAATAAGCTTATTCATTGTGACTGAACCAGTCTTAAATATTCTCTTATCATTCAGGAAATTATCCCCAAATCTCTGAGAATATTTATTAATATCACACTGCTTCAAAGCTACAGCTTCTTTGAATGCTCTCATCTCAGGAGTATCTTCTTCAAGCAATGGTGGTATAAATACATCATCAGAACCAGATAATGTAGATGCTTCCATATCCTTGATTATCTTGGTCTTAGACATAAAATCTTCGATAGATTTACTATCTCTCAAATCAGTTACATCTATATTACTAGACTTATACTTCTCTCTATCATCTTCTGTAACAGGTTCTCTAACGAAGTATAAGAATCCTTCACTATAAATGCCTGGAAGATTATCAGTCTTATTCCTAAAAGGTAAGATATAATCTCCAGACTTTGTAGTTACTTCTATAGCCGAGTTAGCATACATATTCTGATTATTCTCATACAATTTATAATTCTCAGAATATTCTTGTTCCGTTAACACATTTGTCAACTTTCCGTCGACAACTGCTGTTTTGGTACAAATCATATTTTTTACCTCGCAAAAAATATACATATGGATATTGACGATAGAGAAAACTCTCTATCGTCAACACCAGCATCATAATAATTAATTCTGTAATCCAGAATCATCCTTAATGATAAGCTTCAGACGACCTTCGGGAACGATTGCAATCTCAACGTTACCGTCTACTACATCACCTGTAGCAGAGAATACATCATCAAGCTCCAATGTACACTCTTCACCTTCCTTAGTATTATCTCTAAGCCACTTGATAATACTCTCGATACAGAGTGTGCACATAGTTACAAGCACCTCCTGGTTATTGAACTTAAGGTTGTATAAGTTCATAGCTGTGGAGGTTACATAAGGAATCAGAAGACCATTGCTTACGAAATCAATAATCTCAACCCCTTCAAGATCCGCATCATCTACAGTCCATAGATAGTTCCAGTGGTTCTCTGTAGAATCTTCTACTTCGTTGATATACTCAACTTTTGCTGCTGCCAGGAAAGATCCATCAACTGATCTAAATACTACAGCCTTGGGAACATCCTGACTCTTAATCTGTGCTAATAAAGTAGTGATCGCATCAAAGGTCACCACAAAAATCTTGTCGACATGCTCTGTACCAACCTTGATGTTGGTGATAGACAATGCCTTAGAATAATCCTCTGGAATGCAACTTTCTTTCAATTTCTTAACCATACTTTTACTCTCCTTTTTTAAAGTGTATGTATAACAGCCCTATACTGTTACCAATAATATAATATATATATATTGTAATTTTTAGTTACCGTGATATTAAAGTTTAAATATAATAACTTATATTTTCTTTAAACTCACGAACCGTTACAATATTTATACCATACTTCGCAGCCTTCTCAGTCTTTGTACTTGAATAAGACTCCGAAGGTACTAGTAGTATATCAGTATCTTTCGTTATCTGAGAATTGTCGTCTGCATCACAACCCATTGAACGTAATTTCTCAAATAACTCTTTGTCTCTAAATCCACTAGCTCTGATTACTTTACCAGTCGATGGTGTATATTCAGGTGGACAGATAACACATTTGATAATTTGTATATCATCCTTGAAGAATTGATACTCTCTAATGATTGTATCTATCGTAGAAGGACCGATACCTTTAATGCTTCCGATTATATTCTTAGCTTTATCAATATTACCACTAAGAATCAAATCATCTAAATCCCATAATGGTATCTTTGTTAGGATTTGTTTCCATGTCTTTGTAGACACATTATCAAATCCCAATGCTCCAATAAAATCAGCATCTGTAAGATTTCTATCTTTCAGTTTAGCTAATTCATATCTCATGTTTTTACATTCTACTTCACCAAATCCCTTTGATTCAATAGAAATTTCACCATCTTCTGCTATAACTGATATGAATAGATCTTTGAAATTTAACGCTCCAATCTTTACTATAGTGGCTTCGCCGAAACCATCCATACCTAATTTGGAACACATGTTAACCATTCTTGAAATGCTTCTAGCACCACAAGATAGGTTAGGACATTTTACAGATTTTCCTGTCTCTGAGATTACAAGATCTGTACCACACTCAGGACACTTTGTTGGAAATCTTTCTGCCGGTGTATTAAAACAGTTTTCCTTATTATGGTTATTAACCGGTTTAGATACATACGGCATTACATCATTCATATACTCCACATCAATTATATCACCAATATGAAGATCTAATTCTTTAAATCTTGCATATGAGTGACCACTTGATTTTGGATGGATAGTACCATAGAACTCTACTGGATCATAATGAATCATTGGTGTAATAGATCCATCTTGTCCAACAGTGTATGTATATCCTCTAAACGTTGTCTGTTTCTTAAGAGGGTTGAACTTAACCGCCATAGAGAACTTGTTTACAAAGTTCTCTCTACCAAGCTTTCTCCTCTTATCTTTGTCTAAATAAGATACTACAATTCCATCATACATGAAAGGAATCCATTTCCTACAATAATCAGCTTCTGATAAGAATAACTTAATGTCTCTTAAGACATCGGTATACTGACCATAAGCAATATCATAGTTTGCTCTCATTCCTTTAGATGAAAAGTTCTTATTAAGAAACTCCAATTCCTTGATTCTGTTAGAGTTACATTCATTTGCATAAACATCTTTCTCTACAGCCAAAGGAATCAATGTAATATACTCCATATATTGGTGAGCATCAGAAGATGCTAATAAACCAACAATGGCAGATCTACAGTTCTTGTAGTTATACTTTTTAGCCATATTAAACCTATATAAATCAAAGGTTGTCATAATAGCTTCAAACTTAACTCCAATCTCTTTACACCCAGGTTGTCTATTAGGAAATCTATATCCTTGTAGAAGTGGTGTAAAGTCTGCTGCTACATCAGATTCAGTGTCTCCTCTAGATCGTGCAGATACTACAATATCTGTACAATCAGCTTCAATAGAAACACCATCATATTTTAATTCCATAACCATACCAAACTCTTCTACTGGAGATATAATCCCACGTTCTATATGATTACAAAAGAAGTCTCTTTCTAAGATCTTTACATTAGCATCTAAGAAGACACCTCTTTCTTTTGCATCATCATTTAATACAAACTTACACTTATCCAAAGTACCAATTAACTCTGGATGGTTGTGAGCTGTATTATGTTTACGCTTCTCTATATATCCAGCATTGATATCATATGGTTTAACTGGATAATTAGAATTAGCATAAGTTCCAATCTTGTGTACAAATTTTGAAAAGTATGTTGAGTTTTCCATAAACTCTTTGTCTTCATTAGACATGAATGAAATACCTTCAACCATATCAGAATTACACATTTTACAAAAACCAACATTATCATTTGAATTATCAAATGAGAATACTTTAGATCCAATCTGATAGTTTGGATCGTACTTCTTATACTTCTCCAATAGAAGATCGTATATACCATCTTCAATTGGTAATACAGAACAATCTGTATCATTGTATAACACATTACAAATATAAAGAAGATTCTTTAGATCTTCTACATCTGTAGGTTCTAATTCTTCTGATTGATATAACCTCATTGCTATATTATTCAGAGTTACTGAATTCTTATAGCATAATTTAGTAGAACCCATCTTGAGTTCATCTAAAATCTTTACTAATATGCTCTCCATAAGCATTACCTCCAATAAATCAATATACTATGTCTCATATATATAATATATTGACAAAACTTATATTGGAAAAAATAAGTATGTGAATACTTATTTTCCATATTTAGAAACATAGATATCAAATACAATTGACAACAAGTCTCTAAATATTCTATCATTAACCGAAACATCAACTATCGGCAATAATGATTCATCTTCGAATTGGACGCAATATGCAAAGTAGTCTGTTAGTACAGGAATCTCCGATCTTGGATCGAATGTTCTATAATAGTTTATAGGAAGTCTTCTATTCCTATAATCATTATAAACATTTGTAGCATATGATAGTATGTCACGAATATCGTTACGTTGTATCATATAGCACACGTTTCCTATAATATCTAGAATACCATTATTGTGTAATTCTACCTTATCATCAGATATACCTTTTACAGTAATATCAGACAATGTGTTTCCGTTCTCATCTAAGAAATCTTTGTAGTATATCTCTATACCACATAGATTCATATATGTCGTGTAAACATTCTTTTCTTTGAAAGTAAATTCTTCAAAAGAAGTATACTTCAATTCTCTACCATAAACGAATACAGCATCATTCTTTATGGATAAGACTTCGAAGTCTTCTATTTGATTACTATCAAACAACATGTTTCTAGCATAAGCAATACCATTCTTGATATACTTATACACATCTTTATCATTTCTTATCATATTACCGATAAGAACTTCTCTCTCAGTTTTTGGCATAGCATAAATTCTATTATACTCATCAACTGAGATTACTCCATAATGCAACAAACATGATATGTTTGCTTTGGATAGATCATATTCCCGTATATAGTAATTGACTATATACGGGACTTTGGATCTATAGTTTATATTCTTCCATAAATTAGAAGCCATAGAAATTTGTACCTCTAAGGCTTAGAGTCTTGATGTACCTCATCTTGTCAACATCAAGAACCTCTAAACCTTCAAACAATGCAAAATCGGATCCTCCATCTTGTAGATCGTCTAGATCCTCTCTTGTATTTACAATATGATATTTTAGAGTGTATCTCTGTTGAACAAATTTCATAAATGATTCATTGATAGTATCCAGATATGGATCCGACTCCAATCTAGATATGCACACATAAACCTTTTCTCCAGCATACAATGATACAATTATCTGCATATAAGCAAGAAATGCATCATCATTCTTAACTAGATAATCATGATACCAGATATCAAAACTCTTTTCAAATTCTGAATCTGTCCATAAGTTTTGTGGTACGTTTACTAACAATGGTTCCATTCTTGGAATGCTCTCACACATAGAGGTTAAGTTAAAGACCTTAAAATCTGTATCATTTGGTAATACGTTTGCTGGTCCAAATACTAACATGAATAACCTCCTTTATACAAATGAGATTCCTGGAATAAGTCTTCCAACTGTTCCAGTCATCTGCATTGCTCGTGCTTGATCCTCTTTACAAGATTCAATAAACTTAAATGGATCTTGCACATTCTCAAACCCAAATGGGATTAAATCCATAATGATCTTTCCTCCCAATGGTTGAACCTTGTATCCAAATCTTCCCATAGGATTGAAATATGAGATAAATTCAAATACATCAATAAAGTTTCTTGCATACCATTCACATAAGATATCCTCAGAATATTGATCATCAAAAGCAAACTTCTTTCCGATTAATCCCACATCAATTCCATATGCTTCTTTTAGATGTCCAATTAGAACACCAATCCAAATGGATTCATTTGTAAACTCTGGTAAGTATAGATATAACCTCATACCTCTATACATACCAAACAATGCCATTAGGATAAATGATCTTACTTCTGGACTATATAGATACTCTCTATAGCAATCTATGAATCCATTAGTATTACCATCAATCTCCATATACACTGCACTAGGTGGTGGACATAAGATCGTTGAATCTTGTACCATACCTTGCAGATATGGAGATTGTGAAATATCTTCATCTTTGTTTTCGCTGACATTTAAAACAACATGATTCAGATATGGGGCTGCATTTATACAGCCCAGAATCACACGTTCACTATCAACTACATACATTGTTCCTTGAAAAATATTCATACATTACCTCCTAGAAACATGGATTAATAATTATTCAGAATATCATCTACAGTAACTCTTGTATTACTTCTTCTGATAAATTCTGGTTCAATTGCTTCTCCACGTTCAACCATGTTTGCAATAATATCCGGCTCTTCATCTGTTGGAGATTCAAACTTGGAAGCTTCTTCCATTAAATCCATCATTAAAGAACCATCATCATTTACATCTTTAACCTTATCAATTGTTTCAGCTTCCTCTACAACTTCTACTTTCTCTTCTACACTATCCGATTCAACCAATACTGGTTTAGCTTTCTTCTTTGGTGCAGCCTTCTTCTTTGAAGTTGTAGCTTTCTTCTTCTTAGCTGGTCTACTTCCATCATCATCTACAGGATCTAATACTTCTACTTTCTTAGAAGTCGAAGTCTTCTTTGCAGATTTCTTTTCTTTCTCAACTTCCTCCAATGTCTTCATATAATCATCCATATTTATCTGATCATCTAAGACAATAGTTTTAACATCTTCTTCTTTAACCTCTGGTTCCTCTGTATTCAGATAATCATCATCATCTATCTGGCAATCTAAGACAAATGTTGTTTTAACATCTTCTTCCTTAATCTCTGTCTCATCTGTCTTAGAATCTTCAATTTCCTCTTTAACAGATTCTTTAACTTCCTGAGCTTCGACAACCGGTTCTTCTACAGCAGCATCTTCAACTACAGGCTCCTCTTTAACCACTTCGGTTTCATGATGTCTATTAGTCTCAACCTTGAAATGAGCTTCCTCTTCAGTTACTGCTAATGTTGTGCCATATAAAGCATCAGTAGCAATCTTCTTATTTCCTCTTCTTAATTCAATCTTTACAACATCGGAACTTACACCAGTTGCATCATTACACTTAGTCTTAGTTCTCCAATATTTTGCAACTGCTGGTTTTCCAATACTCTTCTTAACATCTGGAGTATTAACAGTCTTTTCAACAGTATTTCCTCTTGTAATCTTAATCTCCATTTTTAACCCTCCTAAATTTCTCATTAGTTTAGAATCAGCAATAGCTTCTTCAAACCTACCTTTTGATATTTCCAATGCTCTATGAATCTTACCACAACGCTTACACACTAAGAAGTTGAAGCAATCATCATAATCTATTTCCCCATTACAAATTCTACCATATTCATCTACATTCTTGCAATGAAGTTTCTTAGGATCAATCTCATAGCAATATGGAAAGTCTAGTATTACCGGTCCAAACATTGGTCTATTTCCCCAGTTCATGAAGAACTTAACACCAATGTCTTCCATTACTAAACCTTTCTCTTTTACGAAGTATAGATACAAAGAATATATATCATCAGCCATTTCTGTATACTCTTTGATATTTCTAACACGTTCTACCTTCTCTGCTACTGCAATAAGTCCATCTTCAGTAATCTCGAATATCTTAGTACAGAATGGTTTCAATAAATTCTGTACATAATACTCTGATGGATTATCCTTCATACCTACTCTATCCAATGCAATCTTAATTACAATATTAGGATACATTGGGTGAGAGTATACAACTCTATTTGTTCCACCAGCAAGCTTTACCAATCCACGTTTATTCATAATCTCATTGATTCCAAATAAACGTCTATGTACATTACCTGCCAGTCTTACAGACGTTACGATTTTGCGTATCTCAGCAATATCGTAATCTGTTAATATGGAATACAAAGGTGGTGCTTGTAAAGTATCGAAATACTCTCCAAGCGACGTTGTAGTACCTTTATACATACTCATGATAATTGGAAGAGCTGGATTATCAATCATTGTTCCAGTTTCCTTATCATATACCTCTAGATTGTTTATCATAGCTCAGACCTCTTCTTTCCACGTCTATCGCCATTTACTGCAATCATATTATCAAACTTCTCGTTTTCTTTTCCTAGCCCCTCCTTAAACCTTTGAATTCTTGGATCGTTTGTAAATGTATAACCATTTACTGTGTAATAACCATCCTCTTGATCATCTTCAAGAACAGTCTTACCAGTTCTAGCATACATGTTCTTCAACATGTCTAGTTTGATTTCACTGAATTCGCCATTGGGTTTCTTAAACCCTGGTCTGATATTTAAAAACTCCTCTCTTACTCCACCATCTGCATTATTATTTCTTGGCATATAGGACTTCTCTGCTTCTTCTTGTCCAGCCCTAGTCTTGCCATAGAGTTCTTTAATAAATGCATTTCTGTCATATGCTGAGAATTTCTTAGCTCTTTGTAAAATCATCTTATCTCTAACAAATGCTTCTCTTGCTAATTCATGAGCACTGTCAAGATACTGAGATAACGATTGATGTTGTCCAGGTTGTACACCTAACAATCTATCATGTGTAGCTTTGATCTTAGCAAAGATTTGATTAGCCATAGCAATCTTTGAAGGTTGTTCGAAGTTCATTGACCAATCATACATTCTACTTGCCATAATAGCTTCACGATGTTTCGCATCCTCCTGAATGTCTTTTACTTGAGTCTGAGACATCCTTGTATAGTCTACCATGTTAGCTTTCATAGCTTGATTACGTCTTTCAATAGCTTCTTCCATTTGTCTAAGTGGATTATGCATTTGTCTAACGTATTGATCTTCCTCTTCTGTATACTCTTTGCCTGCATAATGAGCAGCGTTTCTATGGAGCATACTCCAAAGATCACATTCATCTCTCTTAATGGCTTCTAACTCATCTCTATATGTATCATACTGATACATATTAGGAGTTCCATAATTGAATGCTAAAATACTTTCAGCTTCTTCTCTATAACGCTCTTTATCTAGTCTAGCTTTATCTTCTGCTGATAAGAGCATCTCTGGGTTGAGTCCTTCCATGAAATGAGCATTATCTAATCCATAGAAGCAATCATCTAAAGAACATGAAGTTTGCATATATCCTGAGATATTTCTTAATTCCATTCTCCCAGTATATGGGTTTCTCATATACGCAGTATATGGATTACCTGATCCATTAAGCTGGTCCAAGTATACATTTCCGGTTGATGTTGAACCTGGAAATGATTGATTGAATCCTTGCATTAACGGATACGTTGTTCCACCTTGAACATAACCTTGTGGTGGCTGTGGAGCTGGCATAAATGGTTGCTCGTAATAACCACCCATCATAGGTTGTTGATACATTTGTTGTTGCATATAACCACCATAAGGATTGTTATACATTGGTGGTTGTTGTTGCATCATAACTTGATCATATGGTTGTGGTTGATTCACGTTCACATAATCAACAGTACCATCATGTCTTGTACACTCAATAGGACCATTCCTTCCTGGAACATATGGTCCTGGGTTTACAAACTCTTGATCAGGAATTGTGATTCTGTCATTATCAGAATCATCAACAATAATACCATTAGCTCTCAACACTTTAAGCTGTTCCTCATAAGATGGTTGCTGTTGTGGTTGAGGTGGCTGTTGATACATTTGTTGTTGATATACGGGTGGTTGTTGATACATTGGTTGTTGCATATAACCACCCATCATCATTTGTTGTCCGTACATATTGTTCATATGATTATTCGGATCAACATAACTTGGTAGCATCCCTTTATATCTGGGACCCACGAAATTGTTTCTTACATAATCTGGCATATCCTCTACTTTAGTTCTATAAGGAGCCAGTCTCATTTCTTTCTCATGCCATTCATTATAGGCATCATCTATTGCTTGTGTATTCAAATACGCTTCACACGGATCTGAATATGTGGGTGGATACCCGTTAGGATATCCACCACTATTTACGTTTTGATCTGTATTGCCATTCTGCATTAGACCATTAAAGTTCATACAATTACCCTCCGATTAAATAGAATACTATTATCAAGTTTATAATATATTTATATTCTATTTTTTCTCATCTTCTTTCACATCTCCGAAATAACACTCTTCAGGATCTTCTACAAATTCGATTGGATGGATAGTAAATCCACCTTCTTCACGAATCTTCTTAATCTCTTCCAGAGTTTTGTACCAATGTTCATAATCATAATCCTTACCCACAAACTCGATTCCTTCTGTCATGTGTTTAGGATTGGGAGATCTATCTAAGAATGATATAGCATCTTGGAACACTCCCATAACTCTCTTCTTTTTCTTCTTATTGAAGACAATTCTATATCCCATAGTCTTCAATCTAGTATTGAGAATCTCAGCCGATCTATTCTTTGATTCTCTATCTAGTTTTACATCCACATTATATGGATCTCCAACTGCTAGTTCTTCTACCAGTCTTCTTCCATGTGGTGATAGTGAATGTAGCATTAAGTTAAGAACAACTACTTCTCCACCCATATGCATAAGATCACCAGTCTCCATTTGACCAAACTTAATTGATGTGTTGGAGAATGGTTCATTGTACATTTTAGATGCTTTTGATTTAGTATTCTCATTCTTAATATTTGTAGAAGATAATGAAACTGCTGAGAATTTCTCTTCAGCAAACTGTTTCAATCTAATACAATATTGTGGTGCAATGAGCAATGTCCTTCTAGTCTTAACGAATCTAATTTCTCCGTTACTATTCTTAATAGGAACAAATGCTCTTTCCAAATTAGCAAACTTAAATCTACGATACAGTTCATTCAATTTATCAATTGTAAATACTTCTGTTATCGGTAGATTAGACGTATTAATACACGTCTTAGATAAGATGCTTGATAGGAAGTATATCTTATCATTATTATCTAATGAATTGATATAAGCTTCCATCTTATTCTTCATAAGCTCAGATACAACCTCTACGAAACTTAAAATCATTTCAAAGGCTTTATCCATTCTCACATTATTATTTCTAATATAATCAAGTATATGCATGGATATATTATTGATTTCAATCTCGAACATCTGTCCTGGATTCTCTCTACCATACATTGTTGATGAGTTCTTGATCATATCTGCATATAGACCATTTGGAAGTTTCGGCATCATATTCTGAGGTCTTATCTCTGATACAACACCTTTTCCTCCATAACGGTCTGCAAGCTTGTCTCCAACCTCGACATCTCTATTCTCTAGAAGTGTGAATTCTATAATCACATTAGAGAATGGAGATTTATCTTTAGTATCTATAAACTGTACTCTATTTACTTCCTTCTTAGAATTGGTAAACAGATAGTTTATATCATACGACATAGAAGATCCATCTTCTACCGTATGTGGACCTACAATAGATAGAATGTCATTACCCATTCTGATTCTATCGTTATAGTAATACAACATCTGTTGGTTGTATTGTCCTGATTGCAAATTCTCTTCATTATTGCAACGGATATTAATGTCTATTACCGTACCATCAATAGTGATCTTAGTATCAGACATTTCAATTTCTCTTAATCTGGATATAGCTTGAGAATAGATTGCATCATCTTTATTCTCTCGTCTATATGCCATTAAGACACCATTTTTAACTTCCTCTCCAATATCTGGGAAAATCTTATAGATATTATCATCACCATAGATATTGAGAGGGATATCATTATCATTCAGAACCACTGTTACTTTACGAATCAATGATGCTGAAAGCTTTCTTGCACATACATCTGAGATAACAATAGAGTCCTCCATATTATTATCTAAAGACATGTATGTCACGTTTATATTTGTACCATTGGTCTTATTACCATACTTATCAAAACCAATACTTCTTCTAAGTACAGTTCCAGCTGGTATATAAGATCCAACTCCAAAACTATCAATCATGTTATTATTATAAAGATATCCATAAGCTTCAGTTTTCCACTTATAAGATACTCTTTCTAAAACAGTGACTTTCTTAGTTCTTGGATTTTTCAATATCAAATAGTAATGGTGGTTATTAGCATGACTAAACTTATCCACCTTACCAATTACTTCATAATCCTCTTCTGTTGTGATAACTGAAGAAGATTCATCACCGAATCTATTTTCAAATCCGGTTGCTACATATGGAAGCTCACCATGACACAATACTAATGTATGTGACTGATGAGTTCCATTCATAATCTTTCTTGCTCCTGAATTTGTTACGTTGTTTGGGATATTTAATCCCTTTCCTAAAAGGTGTTCAAGAGACTTTGCACTTGATGCAAAGTCCCTTACTAAATCTAAAACGTTATCAGCCATAAAATTACCTCTTTCTTTACTTATTCATTATTATAATATCTGCATGATTTACATATTTAGTATATTATTTATAATGGAATTAGTAGAGACAGCTTCATTGTCATTAGGTCTATAAGAAACCAATAATTTATTTAATGCTTCACGAGAAACCTTTTGGAAATCTTGAGCAAAATCATTATCGGTCATAACCTTTTCCTTAAAATTCTTCTGAGTGAATTTTATCTCAGATCCTTTAAGATTCATATATGCACCTTTACTATCAATATAGCCTTCACTCTTAAGGAAGATGTATAAAGATAACAATGGATCATATCCATTATTATAGTCGAACAACAATGGAACAGAAATTCCAGATTTATTAGATCTGGACTTCACAAATGTGAAGTCAACAATCTTACCATCAATACCAAGACCATCCGATTCTTTAATCTTAATACTATCATCAATTCTGATGAGGTTGTTAGCAAGATATAATCCAGCAATACCACCTGGTAATGTCTCATCTGGTTTTAACCAACCAATCTGAGCTTTAGTCTTAGCAAATGGATTAATATCAACCTTTGAGTTAATATGATTGATAACTAAGAGAATGATATTTGCAGCTTTAAGCTTTGGTATAATTCTCTTATAAACCGCTGTATTGGATTTAGCTGTTGCTGTAGCACTCATCTGACCAGATAACTCTTCCTCTTCTGTAAGCTTATCTGGAGTTAGCATTGCTAATGAGTCTAAGATATATACTGTAGGAACCAGCTTATAAATCTTTTCACCCTTTGTTCCAACTAAGCCTGTATCATATTCATAATCCTCAATATTAGACAGTTTATCTTCATAAATGTATTGGATTCTAGAATAGAAGTTTTCAGCAGTGATAGCAGCATTTCTATAAATCAATCTAGTAGAAATCTCTTCAGGTGAGAATCCTGTAAGTCTTTCTCTTCTAATCTGATTTGAACCACCTTCGATATCATCATAAAAAATAACACCATTTTCAAATGGTCTAACAATATTTGCAGCTGCTTGAATTGCAAATGTTGTTTTACCAGAACCAGTTCTACCAATAATAGTATTAGCTGAACCATCAACAATACCTAATGAGTTATAAGAAAATGGAGTTCCGTTAGGGTATACTCCATCTACCTTATAACCATTAGCAAAGTCAAATGGAAGAAACCCCGTAGGATACATTACATCAAACGTTGCTTCTTCCATTTTTGGGTCTTTTAACTTGCCCATTTTTTCTCTAAATCTCTCACTTAATAAACCCATACAATATATACCTCCTAAAAATGTTTATTTATTATTAGTAGAAACTGATGTAAAAATTAAAGATGATCAAATTCATTTACAGCAATTGGCTCACCTATACTATTAGATGTGGAACCGCTGGGGGATTCTGTTACTGGTGGTTTTTCTTTAAACCTGGTGTTTGATAGTTTTCTTAATATACCGTACGAATATTGTCCACCACTATTATATTGAACTTTGGTAATCATTTCAATTTTTTCTAAACATTTACCATTTATATGATAACTTGGACCATAAATAAATAGTGCTCCTCCATAAGTTAATATTGTTCTTTGCAAAAATAAATCTTTGTATTTATCAGCTATTTTTTCTTCAAATATTTTATGATTTTCACCATTAATTAACGTGGTTGTGGGAATTGTCCAATAGTTTTCTCTTTGATATGACTTAAGAGTACCAGATGCTGCCATAACTATCCTACAAGTATCATTTTTTTTGCTATATGGTATTCTTACATTATATTTTATACTATAATCACCATTGTTTGATGATTTTTCCACATACACATTTTCCATTACATTAATCGGTGAAGGTAGAGATAGTCCAATACAGTCAAATTTTAAATCTCTTAAATTTGCGTCAATTTGATTTACTCTAAATGAATTTAGAAATTCCTCATTCCTTTTTTCAGTTTCTTTTTCATACTTTAATATATTACTATCTTCATCATCATCCACAAATTCAATATACATTAACGGAACCATACATGTATCAATTCGCTTTTTATATATCTCAGAACGCCCATTCATTTGTATAATAAGATTTTCAGTTTTTTCATCTTCAGAAGTTAAACTGCTTGTATATACAAATGAATAATTATATTTGAATTCTGATTGAGACTCATCTATACTTTGATTTGTTAATCTTATAAATGAATAAGTTCCATAATCGCAATTATTGACATAGTATTTATTTGAACCATAATATGTATTATCTTCAATGCTTCCTATATTATTTACTTTATCATATGTATATTTTTGATATTTATAACTCTTTTTTCCAGTAAGATAGTGTGAAGAAGCCATTAATAGAGCATGTACTTCTATTTTTAAATTATTTAAAACCGAATTTTTAGTTTCTGCTGAAGTATCTTTTTTAAATTTTATACATAAAATTGGCTGCATATATGTATCAACACTAAATTCGGAATCAGTGCCAAAATAGTATTGTTCGGAAATAGGTAGTATAGTTGATTTTTCATATCTTTTTGTATGATCATCTGTACTGTCATATAGTTTTTGATCTAATTGTACTGGAAAAATATCCTCAATACAATCAAACATTAATTCACTTACAGGAGTTGTAGAACTTGTAGAATTTTCACTAGATTCAATTGCGGCAAGCTTTGTCTCCAAAGCTTCAACCCTCTTTGTAAATTCTACAGGAACAGTTGCAGATGCTGCTGGTGTTAAACCTGGCATTGGTAGAGTTGGTACTGGACTAACTGGTGGTTCGTTACTTCCACCACCAGTGTAGTGTTGAATAAACTCAGAAACAACTTCATTTATATTCTCTCCAAACAAGTCAGACTGGGTTGTATATTTACCAAAATCAACCTTTGGAGAAATATGAGTGTTGATAAGATTATTGCTATCAACATACTCCTTAATATTCTTTTCTTCACCGTCAACAATGACGGCGTTTGCAGAAGTAACAACGTTAACAGGTTGACTTGAATTATTAGTTCTATCAAACATTGATATTCTCACATTTTTTAAATTATCCATAATAAAATATACCTTTCTTATAATTTTACAATATTTGTATATGGAACCTTCTTAGAATCAATCTGAGAAATTCCTACAGCTTCTAATGGGAATCCACTCAAGTTATCTACTATAACACTCCTATAGTCTACAAGAAGTTCAACCCATTTTGGAACTGCTGCATTTAATGGAATTGCAATAGATTTAAACTCTTTAAGTTTTCTTTTATTATTTAACAATAAACAATCTTCAGAATCACAATCCACCAACCCTAGTAACTCAGAAAATCTCTCATATTGATAATCGAATTCACCTTTTAATTTCTCGATAGAATTCTTATTAATCAAAACCTTTACAATATCTACAGGGTTTCTTTCTTTTGTATCAATAGCTGGAGATTCTTGATCTTTTACATAGTTCCATAACAACATTCCTCTAACACCAAATACACTTAACGGATTATCATAATTATCAATAGATTTTATTGTTGCTGGTTTATAATAATTTTTAGAACCAGACATGATATTTGAATAAATCTCTTGTTCAAGAATTCCCATTCTCTTAATAATTTTTACTCTATCAATATCATCAGCAGTCAAAATCTCTTCTAATAAGATTTTATTAAGTGCATCTCTTGTGCTCTGCGGAACAACTGATTTAACAAGAGACTCAATACCTGTAACAGCTAAAACTCCACCAAGGTAATTTCCCTCTTGTAATTGTTGCAATGAAGCATAGTTCTTTTTAACCATTTCCAACAATACTCTTGTCATATAAAACTCATTCTTCATCATGATAACACAATCTTCTTTTCTTGCTGAACCAGATTGCTTTGTAAAATCCAACATGTATAGATTAATAACATCTGTAAGAATATAACACATGATATTGATCAATGAGAATTTTACATTATCCTGAGGAATAATAGTTAATGGATCTATACTTCTCTTAACTTCAATTCTTTCTCTATTATAGAAATCATAATCATATTCTTGATCTAAGAACTCAATTCCGTTTATAAAAGAATCTTTTGTTTCTTCAACACCAAGAATACAATTCTTTATATCTTTAAGATTCTCTGGAATCTCTCCACTTCTATCAGCATCTTCAACCATCTTAGCTAAGTTAAGTTCTTGATGCATAATAGTAAAATCATAATCTTTCAAATATTGAATATTATAATTATACCAAGCATCTAAAGAAACGAAAGAAGAGTCTGTATCGGAAATTAAAGATATCTTCTTAATCATATTCTTATTTCTATCCATTCTATCATATAATTGATAACAATAGAAAACATACTCTAATAAGATATCTTTTAATTCATCTAGATATGGTTTAATTTTTGTAGGTGGTTCCATAGGGTTCATATATGGGTATTCCATGTTGTTGAAAATCTCCACCATCAAATTTCTTACATATGGAAGATCCATCATACAGTAAAGATTATTCTTGTAGAATATTCTATTTAATTCTGTCTGATTACAACTTTGAAGAATTCTATAAACAATATCTAAATCTTCTGTATCTGGTACATACTTATATCCACAATTCATAATAAGCTTTGTGAATGTTTCATATGTATCAACATTACCTTCTCTTCCTAAAATGATATTATCATCATACTTCCACTTTGTATATTCAGTTCTTACATTATCAATGAACACAAGAATGTCTTCTAAAGAAGAAAACTGTACATTGTTTCCTAAGAACATTTCGAAACACATAATAGCGGAAGATATTAATGATCTACCAGTAGAAGTAATACTAGGTGCTACATTCAAGTCAAATAAGAATGATACAGCTAATCCCATTAATCCATAAATACCATTCATATCAATCTTATCAAGTGATTGCAATAGATTGAAATATTCAAACATTTCACTATATTTTGGATATTTAAACATTTCTTTCTTATGAAGCTTTCTAAGATTTGCAAAGTTTCTAATGATATCCAACATTGGATTTTGAGAGTTATCATGTCTCTTGAATAATACACCATATGATGTAACAATTGGTTCTCTTGAAGAAATATAATCAAGAATCTCTGTACCAGTAATTGATACATTCTTTCCGGTGTAGTTATTCTTAATAACTGCATCAAAGTTGTTATATCTCTTTTCAATAGAATACTCAATTGCAGCTTCTATATCTCTTGTAGAAAGATTGTCATCATATGAATGCAACAACCTTTTCATAATAGCTTTATATGCTCTAATAAACTTATTTTCTTTTTTCATACAATTAACCTCACCTCGTATAACTATGTTAAATAACCGTTATCTTTTCCCCATTGAATAATCTTCTCTTTATACTCAGAATATTTCTCAGGAATCTTATATACATCAACTGGTTTAAATTGAAGCATATCAGACTTAACGGCTAATCTGCCAAACATAGCATTTACGACCATATCGAAATCTCTACAGGTTTCAAAAGAATATTTTGAAACATAATCAGATAATGTATCATCAACATGCTCTGCTCTGTATTCTAAAAATGATTTAAATAACGGTGCAAATATTTTTGCACGTTCTAGATCAGACCATTTGTCCCAATCTAGCAACCATGCAAATCTACCTTTAGGTTTATTAGAGTCATCAACATCCTTGTCAACAACAGGACCATCGTCAGTATTTTTATCGTCGATAATCATATCTTCGTCACTAGTTCTATTTGTATTAATAATATAATCCATAGGCTTCTCCTTATATAAATTTGATTATATTAATGTCAATTGGTATATACAAATAAATTTTTTCAATAAAAACTATTTAGTAAATAGGTATTAACATATTATACCTTAGCTTCTATTTATTGCAATATATAGAAAATTGAATGAAAGGAATTTTTAAAATTATGGGAATTTACACAGGTGATTTAAACGAGTTTGGAATTGATCCTCAGAATTTGACAGAACAGTTCTTATTGGATGATCTTACTCATAATGCTAATGCTGCACAGGTTAAAGAATTCTGTATGCCAGGTGGTGTAGGTGAAGGACTTGTTGAGGCTGGAGTTATGTCTAAGCGTACTCTTGTTCGTCTTTCTAAGAAGGATGACCTTGATAGACGTAAGACTATGGCTGCATTTACTTTAGCTAGATCTGCTAAAGATCCTTTATGGAGTAAGCTTGTTGCTATCCAGGCTAAGAGGAAGGAGCTTATCTCTGCTATTAAGAAGAAGTATTCTTCTAAGTCTGAGAGAGCTGCTCTTCAGGGACAAAAAGAATATATCAAAACTATGAAGAAAGTGCCGGTAAGCTTTATGAAAGCCGGCGGAAAAGACAGAGTTTAAATTATAATTGCAACCATGGTATAACTACCATGGTTGTATTTTTTAAAGAGGAATGTTTTTATGCATAAACCAGAATATGGAACATATCCATTGGTACTAAGAAATCATGATACCACAGTCCCTGTTCGTGGAGAGTTTTTATTGAACTATGGTAATTATGAAATGTACTCATGTGATATTCATAATGGATCAGTATTACCATTATCAGGTATTGTATATAACAAACTAAAGCAGTTTGTTTTAGACAAATCAAATTTGGTATACTCAAAAAGTAACGTTGATGTTAATAGTAGAGAAGTGAACACTTTTCTACTTATAGAAGAAAATTAATTTAAGGAGAGGATATGCTATGGATGAGAAACCTTTTAGTGTTTCATTTACACCACTATTGGAAAATACACCACCAATAGATACAAGATTTGTGTATAATAATTTTAAAGAATTTAAAAAATATTCAATATTACATCATGATGGGTGTATAAGTTATATTAAAGATTCTGATACATTTATTCAGGTCATGAAAGATGGATATTGTAAAGTGTTAACTTATAGAGTTGGTATAATGAATACTTCAGATTTTATAAAATCTATAGGTAACGATGTGCCACACTCATTAGGTGACGATGATACAAAATATTTTATTAATTATTTCTTACAAGAGCAAAATGAAAATAGACTACCATCAATAGCTTTTGAAAAAACAGAATTTGACAGATGGGATAGTAGCAAAGAAAAAAGCGATTTTGTAAATTATAATAAATATATGCACGATTATGATATTTTATTAGACTTTACGAATAATATATTTTTATACAAAGTTGCAAAAAATACTGTTATTAAAAATGGTGATAATGATAAATATAATATATCAGATATAATCATTAAGATTGGTATGTTAGATAGAAGTGTAGAAAATATATCTGATAAAATATATAGTGTATCAAACGAAGCTATTAGTAATATAAATAATTGTAATAGTATTGATGATTTGAAAAGTTCCCTCGTGACAATATTTGGCAATTTAAGAAATAGTATTAAACAGCTCACATCTTCTAATAACAAGAAATATCAACAATTCAAAGACGAAACAATTATAAATACGACCAGCTCTGAATCATCTTCAAATAGTAGCTCAAGTACCGAGATACCTTCATTTAGTCATGAAGATCATCTATAAAAATAAATATAATAAAACGGATACTACCATTGGTAGTATCCGATTATTCGCAATTTTTACCACAAGTATTTTTTGGTTGCTACTTCTCTTCTTTTTCACTATTATCGGTTTCTTTTTTGTTCTTTTGAGAATTAACCTTTTCATTAGCGTTTTTCCATGAATCAGCTATAGCCTTCCCTCCAGTTCCTAAAGATCCTACAATAGTGAGTAGTAATACTTCCAATAAATTACCGTTTAATGCTTTTTCGATTATCGTATCGGCAGCAAAACCGATAAGAAAATCTATGAACATCATAGGCTCTATTGGAATTTTAAAATTATTGATTAGTATGAGTTTATATAAAGCCGCTCCGCATATAGTAGATACTATAACAGATGATATGAATTCTTTTGTCCTAAAACGCCTTCTTCCATATCTACCTGTAACATACATACTCTTAGTGAATACACCAAAGAAACCACCAACGAGAGCGAGAAAAAAATTTGTAAATGTTGTTAAAAATTCTGTACTTAGAAAAAAATCCATCGTTAAACCTTCTCTTTCTCGACTCACAAGAGAGCCATATTACATTATTTAATGCATAAAACTCCTCCTTTGAATAATACAAAAATTCGCAATATTTTTTACTCTATAAACTCATCACCAATATGTATTAACCATAACATGAAATTTCACCAAGTTTTTCATGTTACTGATTTATACCTCACTAATAGTTTCTAAATGATTATCATCTAAATCATCAATTTTATTATATCCGAATACGAATATTATTGCAAATCCAATGAATGTAATACTATTGATAATTATAAAGATATTAATCATTCTTAACAACTGTACATAGTTGTATTCAACAGTATCGGTTCTATCTGTTTCAAAGAAGTCTGGATAAATATAATTAATCCAGTCGACCATATTCAATTTTTGTACTATAATTAATTTGTTATTAGATTTTCTGTCTTGCCCAGCAACGTCAAATTCACCGAAGATATTTCCATTATCGGTGATATATTTCGGAATTAAAATATCATAAGATGCTAACGAGTCTATATCCTCATTAATCATTACATCTGTAAAATCTTTTAATGTCATATCTGTATATTTTTTATACTTGTCGACATCTCCGATGGGTTTTCTAGCTTGCCAGATAATTACACCTTTATATTGAGAGTATAATTTCTCAAGAGCAGATAATCCGAGTTCCTTATTGTAGAAATTCTTATACTTGATAATATTATCAAAGTTATTAGGATATCCCAACTTTGTAGGACTCTGTAAATACGTTGTATCATGAGAATATGATGCAATAAGATTCCCATTAAGTATAACAAACATATTATTTCTATTACCATCAATATCTACACTTTTGGTAAATATATTTTGTCCTAAATGAGATCTAAGAATAGCATCAAACTCTGGATACTCTTTACCATTTTCTATACAGTCTTCAAGCTTTTTCATATCTATAGTGCTATTTATATCTGAAATAATTTTCTCAGCACTTCTACCCATATCATAATCTGACATATAGATAGCATTCTTTACTATAGCGTCAAATTCTTTTCTACGAGAATTTTCAGATATAATTCTTAAAGTAACACTATTATCTTCGACAGAACGTCTAAGACCAAGCATTGATACTAAAGAAATGATGAACAGTATTCCAGCAATGATATAAGTAGCATTGAACATTTGGAAAAATGTTTTTCTCATTTCATTCTTCTTATTATTCACATGGTTCCTCCTTCATTTTAGTATTTGACTGAGAAACTCCTCAGCCTGAGTTATATATATTTATAAATTAAATACAGCCCTTTCTCCATACGATAAAGTGGAATTGTAAGTTCCATTACTGTTTACGACAGTTGACGTTTGTGATATATTCACCTTACCATATCTAGACTTGTATATAATTTTCCCGTCACCATCTTTAACAACACAAGATGGATTTGTATCACAAAGTGATTTAGCGTAGTCCAAATTAGGACAAGACATCATATTTGATGAATCTCTTATATTACAGACATAATATCTGCCAACCTTATTGTTGACGATTACCACATCTCTTAATACAGTTTCTCTATTACTACTTCCATCACCTTGTATTTCGAAAAAGTTTTTTATAAATACTTCCAACTCGTTGAGAGGTAAATCAAGCTTGTCGGAAATAATAACCACAGAATCACACTTATTTGTGAACCATCCAGAATTAGATGGATATACAGCTATTGTATAATTATTCACATTTTCCAATAACTTTTCTAATCTTTCTTTATCAGCTTCATTCTTCACCACGAAGTCTGCATCATTAAGATTAGTAGTATTACAAATTACAATCAATCCAAGAGATCTATCTTCAATATTCTCAATCATGTCAGATAGAGAATCTCCAATAAGATCATCTATAACATGATTTGAAATCATCTTAGGAAGATTGTATTTCTTTGTAGTATCATAATAGTATATCTTTGACATTCTTATCTCCTATACAATCTACTTAATATATGCAATATCAACACAACCTAAGATAGCAGTTATATCTTTACCATTAATTCTGTTTGGGTCATTTGTCTTAGATATCCTGATTCTGTTATTAATAGGATGTGCATTATACATATAGAATGTTCCAGAAATCTTCAATACATGCTTAGTATCCGTATAAGTTCTATATAAAGGACACTGAGAAAGAGTAATCTTCTTACCAGGATGGAAATGAATCTCTTTCTTTTCTTTTTCAATCTGTTTAGCAGTTCTCTCATCCCATGGATCTAAGAACAAACGTCCTTCTTCTCCAACATACACCCTATATCCTGGGTGCTTGCTAGCTTCCTCTATAGCAGTCTGCTCTGATCTAGTTGTTAGTAATTGAGACTCTTGATCTTCCCAAGACTTTCTTACCCTATATAAAACTATAGGTTTCTTAGGTTCAGTTTTTGGTGTGGTTTGTTGCTTTTTAGCCATTCCATACTCCTCCATATATTTATCAATTTCTGTATCTATTACATTAAGATTATTCTTAACAATAATATCCATAGCTGTATTAAGATAAGACTTATCAGCATATTGTTTCTTGAGATGATATTGTAAATATCCATCTCTATAGTACAGTTTATCTAACACACTTTTATAATCTTTATCATTAACGATATTATCATATAATAGTGGACCACCATTAGATCGTCTTACAGAAGTAAGATAAGAAACATAATCTAATATACACTCATCATAATTATTATAAAATCTAATAAGATTAGAATCACTCTCACCAGACTTAGATCTAGTTGGATAAGTCTTTCCTGTTACTACAGAATAACACTTACCATTCCAAGATTTATCGACTTTAAGCTTATATATATTTCTTGCTAGTTGGGATTCTTTTGTAGTATTCCAAGATGATTCCAATATAGCATTAGCAATAATTACGGAAGGTAAAATGTCGAACCTATCTCCATACTTTACTGCTATAGGGGTAATAACGTTTAAAAAAGCCTTGCTATTATCCATGTTTTATCACTCCTTACATTTGGTATTATACATATGTTTTTTAGACATAGTGAGTTAGATATTATATATATGATATAATTAACAATAATTTTTCTAAGGAGGTTGAAGAAATGAAACGAGAATTAGAGGTGGAAGGTTACTTACAAAACTATAGTGACCTAATTATGACGGATGGTATAAAAAATAAAGCCAGTTATGTGACAGATACCATCACATGTGGTGTTGAATATCTTACAGATATATCAAGATATCTACCACAATTAAAAATAAAAATAACGGGTTAGAGCATGAAGCTCTAACCCTTCTTATATTTTATTTTTTCCGCTTAAACTTGTTGTTATACTTCTTATTTGCAACAGCAGCCCTGATAGAATCTTCTACACTAGCCTCTTCTTCAGACTTCTTATCAGTAGATTCCTCGACAACTTCTTCTACTGGAGTTTCTTCAACAACTGCTTCCTCTACTACAGGACCATCTTCTTCAACCTTTTCTTCTTCTACAGTCTCTTCAACTTCTGCATTTTTCTCAGATGCTTCGACCTCTTCATTAGGATTTACAACTGGTACATGAGGTGCTAAATCAATAACAACCTCTTCATCAGAATATAAAGAATCAAGAAGATCATATTCCATGATTCCAACATCAATCCAATCCTTATTAAATACTTTAATTGGAACATGAACAATTAATCTGGAAGCAATACTATGAGGAAGTTTCTCCAAAGTAATATACTTATCAGATGTGGTGAGCTGAGCTCTTGAGATGAATCTTCTACTGGATGATTTACAAGCATCATCTCTAAGAAGCATTACATCTCTTAAATTAATATCGAATGACATTTTGTTATCTCCTTTATACATTTTTTATATTTACTCTTTGGTTATATTAATTAAAAGAAAATACTCTAGGGAGTTATCCCTAGAGTATATAATTCTTTACTTTAATTTAGCCACCTAAACCAGACTCAGAAGAAACTTCTCCAACTTCATGAGATCCAACACCTACACCACCAGGACTTGCAGCTTCAGCTGGAGCTTCTCCCTGATTCTTCTTAGGCTTCTTTCCACCAGTTGCACCATTAGACTCAACATTTGATACAACAGTTCTACCATCAGATTCAATAGTCAATATAGCTTCATAAACCTTTGGCTTCGGCTTAGCCTCTACAAACTTCTTAAGATTCTCAGGAAGGTCATGAGGAAGGAATTCAACATAGAGATCAATTCTCTCTACAACATCAACCTTCTTACCAGCATCACCAACTTCTAACTTAGCAACTAAGTTTACAAGAGGAACCTTATTCTCCTTAACAGGAATAACGTTGGTTCCTTCCTTAAGAACAACCTTAGTCTTTCCATCAACTACAAGAGCAGCCTCGGAATACTTTGCAGCAGTAGCTCCAGCAAGATCAAACTTAACAGGAACGAAGTAACCTTCCTTAACATCACCTTCAAATCCAGTCTTATACTCCAAGTTGGTAGCTCTAATAACTTGAGAGTGGATCTCAACATTAACACCTTCCAACTTAGCAGTTGCTAAATCTTCCTTAGCAACCTCAGAGAAGAAGCTATACAGCTTCGGAGTTCCAAGAGCCTTAACAGCAGCATCCTCAAGAGCAGTAGCAACAGTAATTGCACCAGTATCACTTACAGCCTCAGCAAACAGATCATATACATTATCAACAGTAACCTTGTAATACTTCTTATCATTCTTAGCAATTACATATACATCACTGGTAGAAAGTAAATCAAGTAACTGCTTTGGGTTTCTAAGCTTTGCTAACTCAACAAATCCATCTGCATTAAATACAGGCTTCTCAGCAAGTCGTCTAGTCACATGATGTGGCTTAACGGCAACATTAACAGCAGTTTCTGCTGTAAGGGTATATAAGTTTTTCTTATCCATTATTCTTTACCTTTCCATTTTATTATTCTTCAGAATCTGAACTAGATCTTACTGTATCAATAAGTTCATCCATTTCAAAATCTGAATACGTTATATCTTCAACAGCATCAATTAAATCATCGGCAGCCATGTCCAGCTCATCAGGTTTAGGTTCAACTTCTGAAAGATCTGCATCAGGGTCAATATCTGCGATATCAACATCTGTTACATCTTCAATAGTTTCATCGTCAGTACAACATTCCATGAAGAATTCTTTTAATTCTTCTCTAGCAAGACTATCGTCACCTGTTACAGCCATAGTAACATCAACTTCGTCATTTAATTGATCATCGTTTAATAACTCATCTTCTTCAGTGTAGTATCCCATGTTTTCTCCTATTCTTCTCCATTGAAGTATTCTTTAATTGAACCATTAGATTTCTTTTCTTTTTTCTTTCTAGGTTCAAAAATAGACTTCTTTTCTTCTGGCAAAGGTTGATCCTCTATAGTTTCTACCATATCATCAACAGCAAAATCATCAACAATAGAGTCTACATCAATCTGATTGTTAATATCTTCTTCCAATAATAAATTGATTGTATACATATTATTTTTTAACCTCCAACATTTAATATTATGTTTCCTTATACCCACTTGGAGATATATAAGTCTTAATATATCTATCCAGAACGAATATAAGCATAGGTAGGAAGAAGAAGTTTTCTACAGTATTCTGTCCTTCTATGATAGTTTCAAAAGGAATTATATCTTCCAAACCAATAGGTTGTTGATTAAAGTATTTCACCAACAAGTTATACTTACCATATTCAGAATCTGGATCAAACAATTGGTTGTTGGAAATATATCCAATAACCTGTTGATCTAATAAGAATATTGGTGGGTTATATCTGTCATTGAACTCATTACTATCATCATAAGTGAGTTCATAATATCTCTCATACCTTGTAGAGAATATAGTAGATATATCATCAATCAATACAGCATTAGATCTAACCTTACAAGAAGTAATCTCGCTAAGATTTCTAGATTCCAATACTTTCCAAATTGATCTATTATACTTTATTGGAAAATCTGAATGTAACGGTGTCTTATGATCTATATAAGAATAAGTATCACCAATATTGGATAGAATCTTATTCTTTATAATAAACTCAATAAGATATGGGTCGTAAAATCTGAATGCTGATTGAGCATTCTCAGCATTCTGATACAGATTTACAAATGTATATGTCTGAACCTTCTTATTATAGAATAACGAAACGTAATACTGTTTTAATGCAACAGATAAATCGTCCATCATTTTAGCAAGATTCCATGCAGATACTTTGATTACTGAATTATAGTTTGTTCCTACTGTACCGGTATGGAACTTATAGAATTCAACTACAAGATTCTGCAATCTGTCATCAGATAACTGCTCAAGTTTATACTCAATCTTCCAGAAGTTATTACCATTCTCAAATGTATCAGATGTAACAGACTTTACCTGGAATAAGAATTTCTTCTTAAGCATATTGATAGTAAAATAATCTCCAGGATAAGGTTGTATGGTATTAGGAAGAATAATTCCATCTCCTCCAATATCATCAGCTTCTAATCCAAAATCATTATTACTAAGATTGGTAGAGATTCTATCCATACCATAGATATAGAAATCATCCACCTTATTAAATCTCAAAGGACAATTCTTTCCAATATTTGCATATGGAATCTTTAAAGCATCATCCAGTGTAGATTGAGTAGTGTTCAAATTATAATAAGTAACCAACAATGCTTTCTTATCGTTATATAAAGCATAAGGGTTCTTTATTAGATCTAACTGAAAATCTGTAAGATTTTGAGTTACATCACTATGAGTTATGTTTAGTAATCCCATCTATTATCTCCTATATATTTGATTATAGGAATGTTTTTTGCTATTCGTAGAATGATAGATAAGCACCAATTTCCGCATCAGAATCCATCTTAGATAAGATTTCTTCATTCAACACTTTGTAGTGTTCATCATGCATTTCTTTGGTTGCAAATCTCAAATTAGTTTCTGAACACTTTTTAAGAATTTCCAAACTATTTTCTTTAGAAAGGTTTGGTTTTGAATGTATAATTGGAACCATACAACCATCCCAATAAAACATATCCAATTTGAATCCAACAACACCATACGGTGTTACAAATCCTGTCCAAAATGTATCATCATCATTTTTGTATTTCCAACCATGAAGTGATTCTGAAACCAAATAGCAAATAATATAATAGTCCATACATTACCTCCTCTTAATCATCAAAGAAACTCTTGATCTTATCTTCTCTATGTAATGGTTTTGTTCTATTTATAGAACCGGACATATTTTCATTTATATTATTATCAATATATCCACCATCACTATTCTCAGTAAAATCACATACAGTTTCTGTCAACATTCTTGCACATAATGAATCTGCTAAAGTAATACCCCAACCATAAAAGTCACAAGTATTTACATAATAAAGAAAAGACTTCCATACAGTAATTGGAACTATAAACTGATATTCTCCATTAAGAATAAATCTTACTCCAACTTCATTTATATTCCTACCAATTTCATCTTTTCTAGAATATATATCATTAACCACCTCGATAGTATTTCCATCATAAGGTGTAGACTTTGCATACGTTACATTTGATTCAATAAGAACTAATTCACCTTTTCTAATACTATAAGCTTTCTTGATATACTTATCAAACTTATTAAGTTTATCTCTTAAGCCAAGTATTCCAGAATGGTTAATATAAACAGTTCTTGTTAATCTCTGATTTCCTTCTATATCATTCTCTGGATATTCTATTGTAAGATATGTCTTTATGTTTCTCTTTATAGATATAAGACTTCTAGTGTTCTTATACTTATTAGATTTATATCTATACTCTTTCATAAAAGGTTCTTTATTACCATCTTTATCTTTAAAGCCAAGATTTATATTAAAAGATAATTTTACATTCTTACAGAACATCATCAGAGTATCGCTCATCCTATCATACTCAAAACAAATGCCCTCTACCATATCACCCAAATTCCTTCTCTCTTTGTTTGTGTAATCTATAGTCAAAACAAAAATAAAAAGAAAAAATAAAGGGCTTATGCCCTTTATTTCTCTTCAGTTTCTTCCTCACCAGGTTCAACGAAACTGATTCCGTTGATCAGGTTTGGGAAACTGATTGTGCTCTTGGAACCTTTTTGCTTAACCGGCTTCGCAGCCTTCTCAGCAACTTTCTTCTCAACACCATCTAATGGCTGGTCAAGAATGGATTCCTTCTGCTGCTTCTTTGCTGTCTTAGGCTTATCAATGATTTCACCTTCAACAACATTAGAGTCATCAGCATTAATGTTTGCCAATAACTGCTCACCATAGTTCTTTGCAAAAGCGTCAACTCCAACTTCGTCGATGAACTTTGCAAGTGCATCAATAGAAGCTTGAGCTTTAGGATCGTTTGCAATCTTATCTGTATAGCTCTTAACAACCATATCGAGTGCCTTGCTTACAGACTCCTTAACTTTTGCAACGCTGGAAGGATTTGCAGCCTTAACAGTGTTTCCGTTCTCATCCACAACTTCAACATCATCAACAGTTGCAGTTTCCGGGATTAACGCTGCTGCCTTAGGATTGAACATGATCATGTCCTTAATCCACAATGGGCAGTTACATCCAGCCACTACAGAATCCCATATACAGCTGCTACCTTTAACAGCATCCAAGATTTCTGCAATTCCTTCCGTCTTTAGGAAGGTACCGAACCACAGAGATGTGATCACTGCGTTAGCCAACTCCTTATAGACACTCAAGACACCTTCCTTAACATTCTTGTTGTAGTGTCTTGCTTTACCTTCATTAATACCATAGAAGGTAATGTCCATCTTGATGATACAACGGAGTACATCAAAATACTCCATGAGATTGATCCATGTATCCTCATCCAGATTTCCGGAATACAAGTCAATCATGTCACCAGCAATATCAGGTACACAGTATCTAATATCGCTGAGGTTGTATCCCTTGAACTGGGACATGTCACCATTGGAATAATCCTTCATTCCTTGGCGAACAGTTTCCTCGTTCACGATTGGCTCATTGTAATGGAACCAAAGTCCGAACGGGTTTCTAGAATATCCTCTACCCTGTTTCGGATATTCTTTTCCGTTGATCTCGATAACTCCAAGATCTGGTGTGGTGATACCTAAGCTTCTCATCATCATTGCATTCAACATTTTTATTACCTCTTTCTTTCCCATACTATTAGTAGGAATTAAAATGATTTGACTTTGTTATCACCTTTATTATATCTAAATGAGTGTTCTTAAATTTTAAACATATCAGTGAAGAATATACCTTCGACCATTTCTTTTTCTTTCACGAATCTTATACCTTCTATCATCTTTGGTTGGTTAAATTTCAATGCTTCAGAGAATCTATTTTTATGTGTCATTCTAAATTCATCTTTTAAATTAATGATTCTACAATTATCAACATCAATATTCTTACAAGATAAAGCATACTTTGCAAAGACATGCTTCTTAGCATTGTAATATGAAACCAATGAAGAGAATCCAATATCAACCAAATCAATATATGTTGTATTTGGATCTCTAGTTCTACCTAAAGTCTGTTTAGCCAATACTTCAGACTTAAATGGTTCTGCTAATACTACAGAGTATTTTAATCCTTTAATATCCTCTCCAGCACCAGCAGATTTAGTAGTAGATAGAATGTAAGTTTTATCCTTCTCATTATCCTTTACAGATGAATCGGTTAAAGAGGTATAAACACCGATTTCATCTTTTAATTCAGGATATAAGAATTCTATTCTTTCTCTAACCTTATCTATTCCATTATTAGTGGCAACGTAGAACAAAGCTTTACCACCATTCTTATATATCAATTGGAATATATAATCAAACATAATCCAGAATCTATCATTCTTCAATAAATAATCTACATACTTCAATCTATTCAATTTATAGATTGGATGTTTGCAGATAATCATATCAGAAGGTCTTGGATTTGAATTGAATTTGATAGAGATATAGTTTGTATGAGGATCATTATCCTTATCGAATAATTCGATACTAGGAATATTCTTCATATAAGTCTTAAAGATCTTATCCTCATTAGAATCAGATCTATTTGGTGTTGCTGTAAGATAGTAAGTTCTCCATACATTTGTAAAGAAGTCTACCATAGCAACATTGTTAAAATCTAAATGAGCTTCATCAATAATCTTAATACCAATTCCAAGAGTTTCAAATATTTTACCAAGAGATTCCCAACCATATTTATTTGCATAAGATTGTATTGTGGAATGTGTGATAAAATAAATACTCTTGTTCATTAGAGTAGATTTCTTATGATAAATTCTATTTAGCATATCAGAGCCTTTTAATAGCACAAGCTCTGATTCATTTATATCACAGTATTCTGTAATGCGGTCTTTCCATTGGTTTAGGATGCCTTGTTGTGATGTGATGACCACAGAACGTATACCAAGGTATGCTATAGTGGCAAGAGCACAATATGTCTTACCAGCCCCAGTATTTAGATTTACTGAGAATTGAGACTTATTTTCATTTTGCTCATACTCTTGTTTACATACCATGAATTTAAGAGTTTCTAACTGTCTATCATCCTTAGGTTTATACTTCATCAGTATATCCTTAGTATGAGAATATTTATACGGATAAGCTTTCTGTACAATTACATCTTCATATCCATAAGCATCTCTAACAGCTTTCTCCACATAGAATAAGTCTACTCCTCTAGGTAGATAAAGCTTTCTAGTTTCAGCATCATAATATATACCCATATAAGAATATGAATGTCTTATAGGGTCCCATATAGAAAAGAATCTTTCTAAAGTATAACAATCTCCCCAATCATAATCGTTAATAATGATTGCAGTGTTTGTCATAATAACTTTATGCTTTTCCATCATTGTTCCTTTCTAAAAATAAAAACGTAGAGGAAAATGATTTCCTCTACGCAATTATATTATTTCTTATTATCTACAAATTCGATACCGTTAATCATCTTCTCATCTTTACTCTCTTGAACCTTATCAGAGATGAAATCCTGATTGACAATAAAGTCTTGAGGTTTCTCCATAAAGAACAAATCGAATACAGATGCTTTTCTCTTTCTTGTTGATAACGGACTTACTAGAGTATTTGCAATTCTCTGGAATTCCAAAGTTGTTGTGATTGAAGGTGAGTTGGTTAACGCAGAGTTCAACCCTAATAACTTATATGGAACATCCTTGATACCCCAGTTTGGCATAGCTGTATAATCTTCTGGATCTCTAATCTGATTTGCAATGATAGTCTCCATATGTACAGCCTGCAACATAATCTTTCCATCTAAGTTTGCATTAATAAAGTCTGTAACAATTCCATCTTTTGTATAGCTTTCTGTTACAGAAGATTTATTAATAATTTGCTTAGAACGTTCAAGAGTTCTTTGTAATTCCTTATTCTCAATCTCTACAGAGAATAGAGGAACGTTTTCTAAACAAGATCCTTGAATAGAAATCTTTCCATCAGGAAGTTCTACAGCATGTTTAGAATTTAATAACTGATTAAGATCCTGAGTAATATAAATATTATCAGAATCGGAAGTATAGATTTCTACAGTCTCTCCAGTAGGCATCATAACTTCAAACTTATTCACATACTCATTGTATTCAAGAGATGCTTCATCTGTATCAGAATCATCAGAATCAATGGTAGATGGATCAATAATAATTGCTATCTTCTTAGCATTGATATCTTCTCTCAAGAACATCATATTCAATTCTACATTGAATATATCAGCCATGTGAGAGCACCACTTCATTTCTACTACAGAAGATTCCAGCAAGTGCTTTGCTGACAGTAGCATCTGAGTATAAATAGAAGATAAAATCTCTGCCGCAATCTTTCCAGGATTGATATCTTTATTAGTGTAATATAGATTACCATAACACTTTCTACAGATACCAGTTCCATTTGCATAAGATTCACAAGTGATTGGAGATCTAAACAATAATGTTTGTCCAATCAATTCTTTATCCGTATCGAAGTTGAGAAGATATTCTGGTCCATTCTCTTTGAATTTATAGAATCTCTTATCATACAACTTCAACCATGTTGAGTCTTTAATCGTTACAGTGATATAATTCTTTGTATTACAAGAATAATTCTCATCTGGATTAAAGAATGTATCTAAGTTATTTGTCTCTAACAATCTTGCAAATGAACCAGAAATACCAACATTCATCTTCTGCAAGATCTGAGCAATTCTACCAACGGAAGAATCAATGAATAATGATTCTGGTGTATTTACACCACCGTTCATAAATGAATTGTTGATGATATAAGGATATACACTTCCTCTACCATCAGGCTTTGTTCCAACACTGGTAGCCACCTCTCTATACTGTTTCTTATTAATAGCTTCACCAGAGATGAAAGAGTCTTTAAGACAATGATCAGATTCAGTAATATACTTAACCTGAATGTTTGTATAATCCATACCAACCTTAATTACATCTTCGATTGGTACATTGGATAAGTCTACATGCATTGCATCATTAAACTCAGGATGTTGATTCATAAGATCAATAGTATCCTTGAAGTTTAATGAGTTTGATAGATACATAGCAAAATCATTTACATATTTAATCTTATAGATTGCTTCATCAATAAGATTATTTAATGTGATGAAATCTACCGTATTACCAATTAGCTTAATAATCTTATCAAAATATGATTTGATATAAGATTTAGTAATAGCCCTAGTATCAAATATATGATTCTTTGTAACTGGAGTTTCTGTATAAATTGCAATTGTCCAGAACATCAAGTTTACCCAATATTCTGTAAGAGTGAATGGAATTTCTTCACCATCAATAAGTACAAATACTTTACTATTCTGAATCTTTTCTAACTCAATACCATCTCTCAGGATATTAGTAATCCCGTTGAAATGGTCATAATAATTTTCAATCGTAATAGTCTTGGGGTCAATGTGCATGACACCCTTAGAGATTATATCCTTATAGATATAATAGTTTTCCAAATAAAAAGTTTCTTTTTCCATACAATTACCAACCTTCCCTTTCATGTTATACTATAAAGTTTTGGTTATACTAAAAGTATACATTTTCGATTCATATATATAATATCTTTATATTCTTATTTTTACGGCAGAAATGGAGTTAGGTGACCAAACCTAACTCCGATAATCTGCGAAAGAAAGTGAGCAAAACGTATGAACCACAAAATTAACTGGTCGCATGGAAAGTCTGGGACTCGAACCCAGGACCGTCCGGTTATGAGCCGGATGCTCTAACCAACTGAGCTAACTGTCCAAAATCCTTCCGAGCCTATGGGTTTGGTAGTTTATCACTACGAGAGATTCTTGTTATAGGATTTGTTGTGAGCATCATTTGAAAAGGTACAGCTCGGAAGGTTATCAGTCTTTTCCACTGATTATTCTAAGGTTATAGATGTGGTAAAATATTACAATGGAACTGTTTTGAATATTCTATTTGATCTAACCTTATTTGCATCAGCAACTTTCTCCACTATCTCATAGTCATATAACTTATCCTTGTCTGGGAATAGTGGAATAAGTCTAGAGGACTCACCTCTCTTCTCATCAAATACTTCAACTACATACGCATCAGATCCGAAGAATTCTTTATCTTCATTATCTACAAGGAATGTGTTTTCATCGTTATGAGTAAAGTAAGTAAATCCATCTGGGAGGTTATAACGTTCATCAATTACACTGAACGGATTATCAAACTCTTGAGTTTCGAAATCATAAACGAAATCATTACCAGTGGTTGCATTATATCTGGAGAAGTAGTAGTCTAATAATACATCATACAATACAGCTCTGAGTCCAGCAAAGTTCTTTGTTATATCATCATTGGAATATCTATTACTATTGATAAGACCAAGTCTTAATAACCAAGAGTCTCTTATTGGGAACTTCTCATCACCATCGTTATATGTCATATTGTTATTGTCTGCAAAGTCTACAGCATATTTCCATCTGTCATACAACTTCAATGGTTTGATATCATCTTCTTGATAAACAAGTTCTACTTCTTTACCATCTAATGTGAATGTAACAACATCGTTTCTTGTTTCTTCTTCAACAAGTTTGATTGGTGGTTTGAATCCATACAAATATCTGTATAGAGTATTTTCTACGTTTAGATATTCTACTACACAAACATTGTACTTCTCAGTATTTGTTCCAGGTTTATACTTTACAGCAATCTCAGACATAGATACATCTGTAAGCATCCTAGAGTTAATCTTTCTACCATTTACGAATATCATATTGGTATACTTAGATAGACTATATTTCTTAGGATAATTATTCGGTTCAGTAAGTCTAATTACGGCACCAGTTCCAACAACCTCTTTCTCTAAATAATTTTCATTTAGATCTTCTGGTAAATAGAACACGTCCACATAATCATTAGCATCTAAGATTGTTGATAAATATAGAACCAATTGATCGAATGGTCTATTCTCATTCATGATAGTGATGGTATACATATTCTTATCAATCTTAAGACCATTGATAAATATCATATATCTATTTCTATCATGACAATAGTTAAATTGAGTTGGAAGAATAATCTTAAATCTACCAGCTTGATTTCTAAAGCGATAATATCTAAACTGGTTCTTTGGAACTAGTTTAAGTCTTGGACTACCATAATATGCACTATCCTCCAATTCAACTTTATAGTTTCCATTCTTGTCTACGGTATAATCCTTAACCTTACATACATACTGAGTTCTACCATCGGATCTTACTTCAATTGGATATACAGCATTTCTTGGTTGACTATCTGTCATGATATAACAATCTTTCAGGTTATACTCTGGATGAATGTATACAGGAATTGGATTATTATTTACATCCACTTCCAATTTGACATTTAGAATTGAATTATTACACTTTGTAAACAATACAAGTTCAACGATATCATCTATACCAATATCAAACGTTGGAATCTGTATAGTATTGTCTTTATAAACTATATCCATATGATAATAGTATAGTTTATTATTGACAAACATCATCAATCTATCTTCAATCAAATCTGTATGATGTCTAGAATACTCTACATATCCTTCATCATTCGCTTTAGACATAAACTCAGAACCCGTATATGTAATAGTCTTTATTGGAGAGCTATCAATATACATTTTATTCCAAAGAGAATAATCATACTTGGTAATGTAAGATACAGCATTAGTGATATTCTCTTCATAAGTTTTAGATGAATCAAACTTAAAATCCATATACTCTGTAGCAAATTGAATGAATTCATTATAAAGATCATTAGGATTTCCTTCATCATCCTGATATTCTTTATATTTAGCAATCAAAGATTCTATACCAGGTTGATAAGTAACTCCAGATTCCTTATTGAAGTTTTTAATTCTATCAAACTCTCTAAGGTTCATATGGTTAATTCCCTTAGGAACTCCAATAGAATTATTCTTATCAATATCTGTATTGTATAATACGATGATATAGTATTTCTTTGTATCTTCAACCTCTGGATTTATATACAACACATTATTTGTTGTACTTACAAGATATGAAAATAATATTGTAGGTTCTACAAATACATTAAATTCTCTATCATAAACCAATACATTATCCAATGTGAGTTTATGATCTATTGAGAGTTTTGTACCAGTATTTGTATCTACAGGTCTATTTAATTCAATATACTTGTAGATTGGTTTTTGTGAAAGATTGTATTGTTGTGGAAGACTTTCTACAAGTTCATACTTGAGATTGTTCGTTCCACCAATCTTATGATTTCCAGCACCTCTAATTTTTTCAAGATCGTAATCCAATATAGTGAAGAATATACCTTCTTCAAGAATCTCTAATCTGATGCTAAGATCAGCCATATCAGGAAATTGTAAAAGATTTCCTCCATTATCAAAGTAGAATGCTCCAGCAACTGTTCTTTCATTAGTAGAAACGATATAATCGTTATCCTCTCCATATCTAATTCTCTTAGAAGCAAGAGGGAAGTATATCATTTTTACAGGATTACCTTTTTTGTATTTCACATTCGATACTTTGATATATGCATAGTCTGTATCTTTAATTATCCAGATATTGGACCATTTGATTACGTTATCTCCAATGAATAATAAGAAGGGGAAGATCTTGTCTTCATTTACAAGATCTTCCAGCTTCCCTTCAAATACATTATTCTTTAATCCATTATCATAAGAGAATGGTAAGAAGTTTGCTGCGAAGAGTCTTGTATCATCTTCCCACAAAGGATATAAATATCCCTCATACCAATACTCAAATTGTTCTGTTAGAACAATATCTTTTGTTATCATTGGAGATATATTCTTTTGCAATTCAGAAATTCTAGACGATGCTGAAAGTTTTAATTCCTCTACACGATCTATAATATTCTTATCAAACATTAGATATTCTCACTTCCTATTTTCAATAATTCATTAGAGTAAACGATAATATTCTTACCAGCAATCTTCTCAATAGTATTCTGCTGGTTGATATAAGAACCAACGAAACAGTCGGTAACCATTGTAGAGAATGCAGGGAATAATTCCAATCCAAGATAAGTAGAAGGTCCAAATAAATAAGCCCACTTCTCTACAAAAGCTTCTGTAGTAAGAGTGGAGGTCTTCATCTTTAACTCATCCTGTCCTAAGAATAATGTCTGGATAGACTTAATGAACTTGTCAATGCTACAATTTCCATCTGCTAAAGTATCAGCAAATACAACATGTGTAGCTTGGTACTTATCCAACTTAGATACCTTCTTAGCAATAGCAATAACACTATCCATATTGGAGATCTGTAATACATTGAATAAGAAATACTCTGCTAAAATGAAGGACAAACGTTCCTTATTATCATTCAATGTAACAGGAACCTTTAGGAATCCTAAAGTATATAAGGATAAATCTACAAAGATTTCAGTAGCAGCCTTAATGAGAGCATTATTAGACATTACCGTAGCTGGTAATGAATAATACAATCCATAAGATAATGCAGATACTAAGTAAGAGATAAGAGTACCAATATTAGTACATACATAAGTACCATTCTTCTCAACAATCAACTTAGTACAATCAATAAAAATCTTTCTATCGTCCTTTACTGGAGATTTTGGATCAATAGCCTGGAATACTTTGAATGCTCTAGACATTCCTTTCTTATTGTCAGTACAAAGAACAACTCTGTTAGACATTAAGATCTTCACTAGGGATGGACTTACCTGTCTCATCTTCACATTATAAACAACACTCTCGAAGTCTGGCTTTGTTGGATCTATTCTCTGAGCGTTGATTATAAAAGAATATAACTCCCTACTGTAACCAGACTCTTGATATAAATAAGAGTCAGACATTCTTTTCATTAATTATATACCTCCAATATTATACAATATTTTACTTTTTAATTATATTAATGTTCATTTTACCCATATTACGGAAAGATATCCCTATAGGATTATCTCCTATAGGGATTATGATTAAGAAATCCAACCTTCTTCTTTCAAATGTCTTTCTAATTCTACAATCTCTTTATGATCAATTCCATCAAAAGAAATTTCTGTAGAACTATTATCAAAGTGAACAGAGATGTTGAATGTAGCATCTGGTGAAGCTTTACCAAGAATGAGTCTACCAAGCTTGTCAATAGCTTCTCTCCATCCACTCTCTGCAATTACATACTTATCTGTAGCAACTTCAATAACAGCTTTATTCTTAGCTACATCAAGTAATCTTTGTAATGATTCTAATTCTGTATAGTACAGTCTTACATCATGAACCAAATCCTTATACTCTTCAGCATGAACAGCAGAGCCTTTGGTTAAAAACTTAAATTCTTCCTTCTTACTCATTGATTCTCCTTCTCAGTAAGTTTACGGTTATATACTCCTATCTCTAGAAGTATTACATATCAGTTCTAAAGATTGTAATATCTGATATAGCTTCATGAAGATCTGTAACAATCTTATCATTAATCCAATTATCAATACACCGCTCTTGTGATTCACTATACATATTATCTGAGAATGTGATACCTATAATATCACTATCCTCGTGGATATAAATTTTACAATCACAATTAGATTTAAACACACCCTTTTTCAATCTAGACATTGGTTCACTTATATCACCTTTGAAATATGTAACGAAATTGTGATTGCTGCCTTCAGATTTAATACCTTTACAAGAGTCTGAAATGATATCATAGATTTCTCTTGCAGCTTTTACAAGTTCTTCATTATCAGATAGATCAATATTACACTTAACACCAACAAATGGATTTTCAACTGTAATGATAGCAGTTGAATCAACCTCCTTTAAAACGTAAGTATTCATACAATAACCTCCTATAAAATGTCACTAGTTCACATAATATTAATAAGTTTTACTTAGGATAAATTATTATTGGAGGTATGTATATAATGAGTATTAGAACTCAAGAACTAGCTAATGTTCAGAGTGTGGACAAGCTACCAGCAGACGCTAATTTTATTATAGAATCTGGTGCTAAGATCCGCAAACTGACAGCGGCTGATATTACTAAAACTGTAGCTAAATCCATTCTTGGAGATAATCAAAATCTTCAAACAATGAGTGGAGTTATTTCTCAAATTGAAAAGAATACCAAGAATGATGAAATTCATAGATTAACTATTCCATTGTCTGGATGGAGAGATAAGAATGGTGGACCTATTAATTCAGCATTAGCTAAATTACCATTTGTACAGACTGTAAATGCAGACTGGATTACAGAACAGTCTTATCCAGAATTGTATTCTGATATGGATGAAGATGTAAGCTATGAGCAATACAAGCAGTATAGTAAGACATTCTCTATTCTTACTACAGGTATTGCTGTAACTAACAATGGTTCTATTACATTTAAAGTATTCAAAACTCCTGTATCAGATATCAATATTGTATTAAAAGGAGGCTAGAATGCCATTTACTAAAAACGTAAAATTTGTTGAGGTTGTAAATGTAGACAGTAAGAAGATTACAACCAAACCTGAAAATGTTGAAGCTGGTAAAGTATTCGTAGGATCAACTAGAAAGTTAGAGATTGGTACTATGGAAATACTACAAGAGCATGGCGATGTAACACTTCTTGCTGGTGAAGAACACACTGTTGGTGTTGGTAAGAATAATAAACAATATAAGGTTGTATCTGCTCCATTATCAGAGCAGACTATTTCTAATGCTGAAGCTTCTGAAATTGTATCTGGTAAGACTGCTTGGGTTAACGGTGAGAAAGTAACAGGTACAATGGATAGTGTTGCTGATATAAATAAGAATATACAAGCTGGTGAATCTTATACTATTCCTAGAGGATTCCATTCAGGTGCAAGTAAAGTTAATGCTGTTGGTATGGCATCTCAGACTTTAGCAACAGCTTTACCTACAGATATCTTATCTGGTAAGACTGCATGGGTTAATGGTGAGAAAGTAACCGGTACAATGGAGAAGAGAATTCCTCTTAATGTAACAATTAATGCTGGTGAATCTTATACTATTGATGCTGCATATTATCCAGGCGGTACTATTACAGCTAGAGCTTTATCAGAAGCCACATCTGGTGATGTACAACCAACAGATATCTTATCTGGTAAGATTGCTTGGGTTAATGGTAATAAGATTGTTGGTACTATGGATAAGATTGTTGCAACACAAGTGCCAATGCCTGTAAATGGAACCTATACTATTCCTAAGGGATATCATAACGGTTTAGGAACAGTTGTACAGAATGTAGAGACTATGACAGGTGCTATTGTGGTAACACCATCTAATACACCAATTGTTGTTAGAACGGCAGGAAAATTTGTTGAGTCTGATATTAAGATTGCAGCTGTTGATTCTTTAAACTATAAGAAGGGAGAAGATACATATATAATCAATTCTCCTGTAAATGCTGCTATATCTTCTTATAAATTACCATTAGACAACTGGCATGATAATGCTACATTTAATTCTTATAATGTAGAATTAAAGTATGGTGATAAGATTCTTTCTGGAACTATAGTTATTGATTGGCTTGATACAAGCAATAACGAAAGTTTTAGAACTTTAAAGGTAATGGAAAACAACAAAGTTATTGCTTCAGTAAAAGTGGAAGTAAGTACCATTTCTAATGAGCATAACTTTATTGTTTCTATTGATCCATCTGTTACTTTAGGAACTGGATCATATATAAAAGTAAAAGAGATCTTAGCAACTCGTCAATATAAGGATACTACTGGTATTACGAGCGGTTAGAATTTCGATAAAAAATAAGGAGACAAATTATGTTAACTAGACCACAATATTCGTACAATAACTTACAAGATTTTGAAACGTTATTGAACTCTACTATTGGTTACCTAGAGAAAGCCAATTTGTCAAATCTTGGCGATTTTTCCCCTGATGGAAAAGTTGTAAATGCTGGATTTGGAAACTACACCATTTATTGGGAGTGGTTTAAGCAATTGGGATATGGTAACTGGCAAGGAAGCCCATACTGTGCAGGATATGTTTCCACAATGTTAACTTGTGCATTTGGACTTGAAAAGGCTAAGAAGTTGTTATGTGGAGATTTATACACATATTGCCCAACTGGTTGGAGTAGATTCAAGGCTGCTGGTAGATTATATGATACACCAGAACCATTTGATGTAGCATTATTCTATAATCAGAGTATGGGTAGATATGCTCACACTGGATGGGTAATTGGTGTAGATAGTAATGGTAAAGGATTTACCACTATCGAAGCTAATACATCTTCTGGAAATAACAATGTAGTTAGAAATGGTGGTGCTACATGTAAGAAGCACTACACATTAAAGTCTGTAAGAGTCGTATTTGGTAGACCAGATTGGAAAGGAAATGGTATCACAATGAGTAGAGTTAGCAACGTAAACACTAGCAGCAATCCAATGTATGGTGTTAGCACTGGAGTCGGTGGATTAAAGGTTACATCCCCCAATGTTAACCTTAGACAGACTGCTGAGACTGGATCTGTTGTTGGACATTTGAATTTTGACGAGAGAGTATTCCCATCTAAGAAAATATTTGTAAATGGTAATCCTTGGTTCTATCTTGCTGATAGAGGAGCTTGGGTATCTGGAAAGTATCTCACTGGTTGGGTGTTAGAGCCTAACGGAAAGTGGTGGTATGTATTACCTGGTTATCAGTTCTATTCTAACCAGATTGTTAATATTGACGGAAACTTATACTTCTTTGATGCTAGTGGATATATGTATGTCGGAGACTTTACTTTATCCACAGATGAAAGTGGAGTTATTAAGAGAACTACCTAAAAGAAAAAATAAAGAATGGGTATGGACATATGTCCATACCC